GTGAAAAAAGAGACTGCAAAACAAGAAACAAAACGTTTAATAGGGGAATTATTCGGTGCTGAACATGTAAGTTGTGATATGAATTATCTGATGGGGGAACTTTATAAGCAAGGACAGATTACTCTGGAACAGTACAAACAAATTACAGCTATACTGCAACAAAAAAAGGAATAGCATCTGGCTAATCCTTTTTTATTTATTGCTGCTTTCTCTGTAGGAGTTGTCTTAATAGAACATTAGCAAGCTCAGCTTGCTCCTCAGTAATTTCCACTCCATCAGAATGAAGTCTCCCTTGGTCTAAAAAGTCTATTACATTAAAGTTAAGGCCGTTTGGATTTTCTGTTCTCCCTAAAATAAAGTCTGTAGTAGTATCAAATATGTCCGCCAGCTGTACAAGAACTTCAGCATTTGGTTTTCTTTTATTTGTCTCATACCCACTATACGTAGAATCATTTTTACCAATACGATCTGCGACTTCTTGCATTGTCCAACCACGTCTATTTCGTAAGAATTTTAATTGAGCTCCTATATCCATACTTTTTACCCCCGTTAAATTCTTTTTTATATTTTTCATCGATTTTATTTTTTATAAATTTTATAAAAATATATAAAACGTTTTTTATTTTTTTGTTGTTATCTATATATAAGATAACACTTTATTGGACAATTACACAATGGTAAATACACGCATATTGCAAGTAAAAGTAGGTAGGTGTTTATGAAAAAGTTGAAAAATCACTTTACTTACTTGCGAAACGCCAGTATAATAAAAATCATTAAAGGTTGTCTGGAGGTGGACATATGAAAAGGACTTGGTTAGCGGATTTACGTGGGAAAAAACGTATGTCGCAGGCGGCTCTAGCGGATAAGGTTAGTGTGACTCCTGGTCATATAGCAGATTTAGAGACTGGTAGACGCGATCCGGGTGGGAAATTAGCCTTGCAAATCGCAATTGTACTTGGGTTCCCTATGGAACATTTTTATTTACCTACTTACTTGCGAAACGCCAGTAAAAAAGAAATTAGACAATCGTTTGAACTGGGATTTCCACCAGAAGAAGAATTTTTAGAGCGTTATCCTCATTACGTAGAAAAAACTGTAGGGGGCTGAGGAGTGTGGGGAAAAAGTTAAACTTACGTCTTGGTAATGAGTACTACGGTACAGAGAAAAAAGAAGTGCTGTTTCAAGAAGTATACGAAAAATATTTAGGTGTCAAAGTAACTGTTACACGAAAAAAGAAAGCGAAAGTAAAGGCAAGTTAAATCATTGAAAGGGGGTGATACAAATGCAACAATACGTGACCTATGCGACTCGATTAGTAAAAGCAAAGGACGTAAAAGCGATATGTTGCGAAAGTAAAAATTACTTCAAGAATGGATCAGAAGAGCAAGCAGTAAACACCATGTTAAAGCTAACAGAAAGGAGTGAACATGTTGGCCAACATTAACGAGATTTTCGTAGAAGGTTTCCAGTCACATACAAATAGCCATTTTAATTTAGGAAATGGGCTGAATGTAATTACTGGACCATCTGATAGTGGTAAAACATCCATCATACGAGCGGTTCGCTGGATAGCATTTAACGAACCTCAAGGTGAGGCTTTTGTTAACGAATCGGTTGGGTATGCTACGGTTGCAATTCACTTGGATAACGGCATTATTATTTCAAAGCACCGTAGAAAAGGAAAAACATCGTACAGAATCCAAACGGATCCAGGCGATGCAGGAAATGTATTTGAGAAGTCAGAGGTACCGGAAGAAGTAAAACAATTACTCGGTATCACAAAGCAAACATTTGGGGATTTTGTTACTGCTTTAAACTTTGCATTCCAGCTTGAAGCACCTTTCTTAATAAGTGAGACACCGTCATCGGGTGCGAAAGTTCTAGGTAAGTTAGCAGGAACAGAAGCTGTCGATCTCGCGGTAAAAAGTGTTTCAAAAGATACATACGCAGCAAGGCAAGAGAGGTTACTAGCTGAAAAAGAAATCGAGAGATTAGCAGGTAACTTACTGGAGTACTTGGATGTGGATGATAAAGTACAGCAGTTAAAAACAGCTGAAAGTTTGATGGAACATGTAGAAGAATTGCATAAAAAGAAAGAGGTACTGCGGCAACTACAAACTCAACAACAGATAGCATTTGAAAAATTCCGTGTAGCGTTTGTTGAGGATGAGAGGCTTTCAAAAGTACCGGTTCTTATACAAATACTTGAACAAACAGAAAAAGACCAGCAGCGTCTGCAAACACTACTGGACTTACAAAAAAGATACGGGTCACTGTCCACCGCCAAGAAGACATTGACTGAAACATTAAAACAATTTGATGGATTAGTAGAAGTAAGTAACTTGTTACAAGATTCTACTAAATCTGAAGAAATATATTCTTTGCTTTCTATCTTATCACAAAACTATAAGAAGTATAGTCAAGTATTACAAGAAGCTCAATTACAGGTCGAGAGGTTAACTGTAATTGAAAACATTAATGTAGCTGTGATTGAAGAGGAAGTAAAGAAAACGGATGAGTTAAAGAAACTCTATGTACAACATAGCGTGGTTAAACAACGCTACGAAAAAACAAGTAAGGATGTAGAAAGATTATCTGTACCTGGTAATGCGTCAGATCAACTACAAGAATGCGAAACAAGTATTACACAACTAAGTCAAATGAGTGTGCTCTTACAAAAATACCAGAATATACACAATTATTATATGAGCTGGACAAGTCGTGAGGAACATTTAAATGTTCCTAGAGAAGTGGTAATACAGATTGCAAACGCTGAGAACAATGTCACTCATTTAGCTGAATTAAAAGAGTTGTTACGAAACTATATGATCTGGTATCAAAGAGTACGTCATAGTACAAGCACATTGGAACTATATGAAAAGCACATTGAAAATTACACAAAGGAATTGGAAGAGACATGGAACGAGGCTGGTGGAGTTTGTCCGCTATGCGAATCGCCGATGTCTTTTGAACATTCTCATTGAGGGGTGATTAGTGGTGATTGATACGGAAAAAATGAGTGAGTTTTTACAAGCAGCTGAGAGGCTGAATAATTCATTAATGGAAATCAATGAGGTTATTGAAGCTTTTGACGATACATCTAATGTTTTAAAAGTCTCACTATTTCATAAAAAATTTAACGAGAATTTATTAGTGAGTGAATCAGAAAGTATAGGAGAAAAGAGTATTGATTTTGCTATCCGACCAACTGTGTTGGCCTGTTTAAGAGATCAAAAGAAGTTTCTTGAATCAGAGCTACAAAATTTACTATCAAAACAACTTGAAGGGGGAAATGAGTAATGGAATTAAAACAACGTATTGAAATTGCAAAAGCAAATTTAAAGAAAGCAGAAACAGCAAAAATCCAAGCAGAGGCGGAAAAGTCTTCAGCTGAAAAGCAATTAACGGAAATCGCTGAACAAATGGCGCAGTACGGGGTAACGCCTGAAACAATCCAGGAAGAAATCAATAAGCTTGATACATCAGTTAAAGAAAACCTGGAGCATGTAGAACGACTCATCCCCCAGGTATAAGGAGGATAGTTTTATGTATGAGCTTCTAAAAGCTAGAGCGGATATCCGTCAGGCAAGCGATAAATTAAAGATGAAAATTGGTCAACGGGACTTGTTAGTTAAGCAACAAAAAAGTGCGGAAGCGAGAAAAGCAAAAGCTGAGGAGCAGCTTGGGGAGTTTGATTTAGTACAGATTCTTCTTCAAAAGACAAGTGATTATGCAAGGCAGCAAGCAAAACGTCGTATAGAAGAAATTGTTACATCAGCTCTTACAGTTGTGTTCGATAAAGACTACAGATTCGAAATTGAAATTGCAGTAAAAGGTAATCAACCAGTAGCGGAGTACTGGCTTCAGTCTGAAGATGTTCGAACGCAATTAAAGCCACCTGACTATGATCGCGGTGGTGGTGTAGCAGACGTAGTTAGTTTAGCGCTCAGATTGGCCGTAGGAGAGATTAGTGGTGTAAGAGGACCATTATTCTTGGATGAGGTTGGGAAGCACGTGAGTCAAGAGTATGCACCGAATGTAGCGTACTTTTTGAAGGAATACAGTACGAAATTCAAACGTCAAATCATTTTAATTACGCACAGTACTCATTTAGCTGAGATAGGTGACGTAGCACTTGGTGTGACTCAAAAACAAGGAAAAAGCATAGTAACTGCTTTATAGAAAGGGAGATTTGGATATGTGTATTAAGTGCTTAGTAAAAGAATTAGCTGCAACGGTTGCAGGTGTAGAAGTGACAGAGGAAGTTGTAGGTAAAGCAACTGAAGAACAAGTACGCGAGTTACGTAGAATTCGTAAAGAAACGGAAGCTATTAAGGAAGTTGTAGCTAAGGAATTAAAGGCTGAACTTGAACCAATTAAAGAAAAATATAAAAAGAAATTAGAAAATGCAACAAAAGGATTAGAGGAATGGCACGATGCAGTATGGGCTGACATTCATTCTGAATTGGGTGTTAACGGTGAAGATGATTTGACGTTAGATGCTGAGACAGGTGAAATCACAAAACAAGTTATCAAGAAAAAAGAATCGAGTAACCTTCACTGATGCACCACATTGTTGAAGGTGGAATTACTTTAGATACAACGTTACGCGAAGCACGAAAAAGCAGAGGTGAGAGTATGAAGTTTCTATATTTCGGTGATCCACATATACGAGGTACAAACCCTCGTAATCGTAAGGATAACTACAAAGAGGCATTAATTGCAAAATTACGTGAGATTTTTGCTTTAGCTAAATATAAAGGTGTGACAGCAATTATCGAACCTGGAGATACGTTTGATAGACCTGAGGTTACGACAAGTGTGTTACTAGAGTTTGCAAAGGTACTGAAAGAAAGTCCAGTTCCGATCTATACGACAGCTGGTAATCACGATATTTACGGGTACAATCTTGCAACGTATGAACGGACAAGCCTTAGAGTACTGGAGTTAATCGTTCCACAGCTTACAGTTATTAATGACCCTGGACAAGCTCATATGTTTCATCAAGATGGTAATCATGTACAGCTAACATTTACACCATACAGTGACCGAATTGATAAAGCTGGATATGGTTATTCACCAGAAGTTATTGAAGATTGTGAGTCAACAAAAATACATGTAGCACACGGCATGTTACTTGATCATGATCCACCTTTTGACCGGTACACAAAAGTACAGGATGTAAAAACAGAGGCGGATTTGGTTTTGTGCGGCCATGACCATACAGGTTTCGGTATCTATGAGCGTTCTGATGGAAAAATATTTGCGAATATCGGTAGTATCACACGTTTATCGGCTTCAGAAGCTGAAATTAGCAGACCAATACAGGTACTTCTTATCGATGTAAAATCTCCAGGTGTTTTTGATTTAGAACGGATTCCACTTCAAAGTGCAAAACCTGGTGAAGAAGTACTTGATCGTAGTCGGATTGAAGCAGAGAAGAAACGGGCGTATGCAATGGAGGAGTTTGCTTCCTTGATTCAAACGGAAACAGGTGAAGATGTGTTAGTTGATATTAATACGATTGTCGAGAGCATTGCCAAGACAGATTGTATTAATCCTGACGTAGTAGAAATAGCGTTAACGAAAATAGCGGAAGCAAAGGAGGGATTACGAGCATGATTGTAAACAAACCGCAGTTTGATGAGAACGAACTAGGCGAAGGTACGGCGGTACAGGTCACAAGTGGTAACCCATTTGGACGCCCTAACTATAGCAATAATAAACATGATTGGAATGCTGTAGTAGTAGAGTTTTCACCGCTGATGATAAGTGTAGCTGGTTACAACAAAGAGGAACATGATCGAGTAGAAACGATGAACATAACAATTGACTCAATTGTTAAAGAGCACGTGACGCTTAAAAAGTTAGTAGTAGAACTACCAAAAATTCAATGTGAGGTGGGACCAGAAAATGGCTGAATTAAATAATCAAATTCGTAGTTTACAAGAGGAGCATGGGAAAGAAAAGCTACTTGCAGCGGCAACAAAAATTTTAGGTAAGAAAGTACCGACTGACTATGTTCGGGTTTTAAATCCACTTGAATTACAAGCATCCTTACAACAAATTGATGCTGCAGTACAGGATGTTCTTGAAAAAGGTAAGGCACGTGAAGAAGCTTATGGTGAAAAAATTAAGTTACTAAAACAAAAAACTAAACTTGATACACAGGTCAAGTTAAAAGAAGCTGAAGCTTTTATGGCAATACAGCATGAAGGTAAAAGCCAATATGTAATTGTTGATAATCTGAAAGTTATTTTAGGAAATGATAAAATGCGTGATGCTTATCGCCGTCAATATTCAAAGAGTGAAAGAGAAGAACTGTCTACGGTTGAGGCGGAATTAAATGCGATAGATATTGGTCTATCTGCAGCAAAAGATGCTTGGGAAACAGCGAAAGAATCAGCGGATCTTGTAAAAGCAAAAGCTTATGTACAAGCGAATCTACTGAAGTTTTTGGCATAGGAGGTTGCTATGGATCCAAAACAAACAGCAATGAGAAATAAACAGCGTGAACGTCAGCAACGTGGGGACGATTTCCAAGCTGAAATCAGAAGAAGTTGGAGAGAAATTCCGAATGTATGGCGTATGAGAATTGCAGATGGTGCAGGTGCAACTCGTCCAGGTGACGAGATTGTAATAACACCTGAAGTAAATATATTAGCTGAAATGAAACGTACAGAGAGTCGTAGATTTTCACTAGATTATATGAGACCGAATCAGATTATCGGATTACGGGATTTTGATCAAATTATTGATAGAAATTTAGGTTTAGTGTTTATCAGTTTTCTAAACGATAGTAAGGGGCTTGACGAGGCTTACGCATTCAGACTTATTACAGCTCTTATTCATATGAAAAAACGAAACGTGAACCATATAAAACTTGAGGAATTTCAAAATCAGACGGTTCCCTGTGTACCACTTCCAAGACTTACATACCACGAACCTTCTTACGATCTATCGGGGGTGCTCACTTGCTACAAATCTTTGTAAAACACAACATCCGAATAAGAGGTGCTAGTACACCTCTTAAGGCAGCAATTACTAAGGCGCTAACATTTGATAATCCAGCGTATTTGAAAGCAAAAAAACAACGTAGACCTACATGGGGGGTACAAGCAAAACTTGAATTGTTTGTACATGACAGAGGCGATATTGTTACGCCTCGAGGTTTCTTGTCAAAGCTAGAAGAGGTACTGAAAAACTTAGGTTACGACCCTAGTAAAGTTATTACCTCACAGATTTCATATGGCCGAGATGTTAGTTTCGGGGAATGGGATGACGGGTTTGTATTAAAAGAGGACCAGACACCGATGGTTGAAGCACTTATGCAAGAAAACGGAATAGGTGTAGCACCGGCTGGTTCAGGTAAAACCGTAATGGGCATGCGCTACATTTACGAAAAGGGTAAAGCAGCATTATGGCTTACGCATACAAAAGACTTAATGTATCAATCCGCAAAGCGAGCTAAGGCTACAATGTCTGATATCGGTCGTATCGGATTTTTCGGTGACGGCGTACATGACTGGGGAGACGGTAAACTAATCGTTGCTACAGTACAAACCTTGCAGCGAAATCCACAAATAATCGATGCACTAAACGATTTTATCGGGACGGTAGTAGTGGATGAAGCCCATCATTTTCCGGCAATACAATTCATTGAAACGGCTGGGAAGTTAACAGCTGAAAATATGATTGGACTAACTGCAACACCTTCTCGAAAAGATGGATTGGAAATCTATATGTACAACGGTGTAGGTCCGAAAGTGTACGAGATTAGCAGAAACAGAATGTATGAAGCTGGGAGACTGATAAAACCGGCAGTGAAATTCGTATATACCGAGTTCAATTACGAGACGGCAAGTAACCGTAACGAGATTGATAGTGTAGATGCTGGTGGAGAAGATCTCGATTATACAGACCTAATTCGTCACCTTATTTCAGATAAGAAGCGTGCGAAATTAGTTGCTGAAAGTATCGTAGAACATTATCCATTAGGACCTGCCATAGTTATTACGGAATCTGTCCGGTACTGTTTTGTCTTACAACAACTCGTACAAAAATTATTGAGAGAACGTTACGGAGATACGTATTACGGGAAACAGATTAATACCGCTGTAGTACACGGAGGTATTAGTCGTTATACCTGGAGAAAAGCAAAAAATGAAAAACATGCACAACAGCTTATTGATAACGGGCATGCAGTAGATAAAAAGCAAGGTAAGTACGGTTGGCAAGTAAAGGTTGCACAGTATTCAGAAAAAGAAATTCGTGAATGGCAAGTAACAAAACAGCAACGTAAAGACATTCTAGAAGCCTGTGACCGAAAAGAAATAGACATTTTATTTGCTACTCAGTTAGCGCGTGAAGGATTGGATATGCAGCATTTAGCAGTTGGCCACATGGTGATGCCGAAACGTGGGGACTCTCGTGAAAGTAACAGTGGTTCATCGGTAGAGCAAGAAATTGGACGTATCATGCGTCCTGATCGGAGCAATCCGGATAAAAAAGCATACTGGTTCGACTATGTTGACTACAATGTCGGAGTATTTAAGGACCAATATCACAGCCGTAGGAAAGTATACAGCAGAATCGGGTTAACGGTACCAAGAAAACCGAAAACAGAACGAGATACAGTGGCTGACTTCTTAAATGATATGCCTTGGTGAAAGGGGTGATAACAATGGAAAAGCACGAATATGTGGGCGCACTTTATGAAATCACAGAACTAATTGCTTCAGTGAAAGAGGTGAAGTAAGTGGGTTTGAAAGAAACAGGTCAAAAAATCGTTAAAAAAGTGATAAGGGTGTTTGCAAGAGGATCCGGTAAAAGTTTATTCCTTCAACGAGGAATACCGATAATGGTTGAGGTTCCGGAATACGATTCGAAAGATTACAAGATTTCGTATAACAGAAAAGTAACCTATCGAAAAAAGAAAAGCCAAGCAAAACGAAAAGCGTGGAAAAAACATGGCCTACAAGGGCGCAGGAGGAAAAAATAATGACACAAGAGACAAATCAAAATGAAGTAGTGGTACAAAATAACGCGGTGACGAAAACAAACACTGGAAGTAATTATATTACCACTATTTTAGAGGAAACAAAGCAGGGATTCGTTGAAGCGAATAACGGTCTTGATATGGATTTCGTCCGTATGGGTGATTGGTTAACTATTAATAAAAAAGGTAATTTCGTAGAAAAAGATGATGAAAATGTTATTTTCGGTGAAAGTATCGATGTAGTAATCGGATACGGTGAACAACGTTGGTCGGTATGGGGATTAGAAGATTCGCCTGAAGCAGGGCAATTAATTGTTGCTGAAAGAACGAAAGAAGAAGCCGAAGCGGTATTCAATCAGTGGTTAGCAGAAAACCCTCAAGCTGCAGAACGTTATGAACTTGATGATATTAAGTTACGTTATATGGCGTCGATAGTACCAGTATCAACTTTAAGTCCTGATGATTTTCCGAACATCTACTTAATGTCATTTAGTCCAACAGACACGTTAATCTTTGGTAAATACGCGATGAATTTATATAAAGGGAAATATAAAGCGCTTGGCATTACTTCAAAATTAGGTGTTAACAAAGTAGTGACACGTCTTGTGACAGTAGATCGCAAGAGTCGTACTAATGCTAGTCAGTCTTGGGTAGGAATTGACTTCCAGCCTGTTGGTGTATTTAAACCAGAAGATTACGGAATTAATGTAGAAGACACTGAAAAAGCTTCAGAATAATTAAGGAGGGCGTCTACAAATGGCAAAAAAGAAAGATAAAACAAGTGAGTATCAATATGTAGACGCATGGTACAGCAATCAGAACGGTAGAAGCATTCCGTGGAAACGAATCCCTTCCTCTGAAGTGAAGCAATTCCAAACGGGAGAGGCATTCAATTTCAATTGCTTTGCTACAGTTCAACGATTTGCGAACGACACAAAAGTAAAGGGGGAGGCATTTATTGCTCCCTTATATTTTGACCTTGACCATGCGGAAGACCCATCAGTCAGCCAAAAGGATGCAATAAAGCTGGTGGAATTTTTTACGAAAGAGATGGATATTCGTGAATCGGATATGTGGATTTACTTTTCTGGATCAAAAGGATTCCACATCTTAATAAGCTCCGATGCGCTCGGTATTGAACCGAGAAACGACCTTCATAAAATCTTCAAACATATGGCTGGGTACTTAGTCCATAGACTAGGACTTACGTCACTAGACCTTGTGGTGTATACAGAAAAACGGATGATTCGTTTACCGAACAGTATGCATCAAAAAACAAACCTATTTAAAACAGAAATTAGTGTAAATGAGTTAAACAAATTAACTCTGGAAGAAATTAAAGATTTAGCGAAATCGCCAAGACACGCTGACGATCTACCTTATACGGCAGAAGAACGTAAAAAGGCAATGAAATACAGACCTCGTACGGGGTATTTACTAATAAATAAGACAGAAGAATATGAGCAAGCTGCAGCAACGAGTGCTCGTAAGTATGCGAAAGAAGAATTCCAGTTTAAGAAAGATAAACCACCGGCATGTGTAGTTGATATTTTAAATGGTGGCTGGAAAAAAGACGGTGACCGAAACCAGGCAACAGTACAGCTTGCATGTTACTTCAAAGACGCTGGCTACACGAGAGAGGAAACGATGAAAGAGCTGGAAGACTGGGTGCTTAAATTTACATCTGAGGATAACGAGTATGGTAAGCAACAACGTGTTGCAAATACTAGAAGTGTGATCGATGCGGTATACAGCGGTGATAATACATACAAATTTGGTTGTGCGTTTATTCGTTCACTACATGGCGAAAAGAAACCAGGAAGCAAAGATTATGAACGTGTAGCGTGTGCTGGTGATATGTGTCATTGCATTAAGAAGAATGCTGAGGAAGAAGAAAATGCAAAGTTACTTCATTTAGCAGAGACGGGCAATGCAGATCTTACTGGAAAGCTTGTAAAAACACGTGTCATGGTTGCAGGGAAAAAGCATACGCCTTATATCATTCCGAAAAACATTGAGTACCATTGCTGGGGCAGAGAAAGTTGTAAAAAGGTACATTGCCCTCTATACGACATCCATACACATACAGGATATAAAGACCTGGGCGTAAGTGATCGGGAAGTCATTCAAATGACGGGTGTAGGTGACGATAATATAAAAGGTATTTTACGAGAAATATCAGGCATACCAAATTGCCCGAAATACAATACGGATATTTTAGAGAACATGAACGTGGAAGAGTTACTTGTAATCCCAATGGCTGAAGAAGATGACGAAAAGCAAGAGCAGCATAAAGGGAATTATGTACTACGAAAAGTGTACGCCGTAAATGGACTAAACGTAAGTGAGAACAAGTACTACGAGTTAACTGGCTATGTATACCCGCATCCAAAGAATCAGGAGTCAACACTACTTGTAAAGAGTGCGGTACCGCTTCAGGATGTGGTTGAAAGTTTTGAGCTAAATGAACAAGTGAAAGAAGATTTAGCAACATTTCAGCCGGCAGATTATACAGCAGAATCAATTGAACAGAAACTAGGAGCAATTTGTAACGATTTAACGTACAACGTAACACACATCGTAGAACGTGATGAGACATTACTTGCAGTATTGCTAACACTTCATAGTGTTTTACGTTTTAAAGTACCGTGGGATTTAAATCCGTTACGCGGATGGGTGGAATTGAAAATCGTTGGTGATACAGGTACTGGTAAGTCGGCGCTCATTGAAAAGGTAATGAAATATTCAGGACTTGGAACAAGAGTGAATGCGGAAAGTACTTCTCGTACAGGTCTAACGTACAAGATGGAACAGTCAGGTGCTCAAGGTGCATGGTACATCGTTTGGGGTGCGTGGCCGTTAGCTGATAAAGAAATGATTTGGATTGATGAAGATACAGGTATTACGAAAGATGATTATGGTGAAATGACACTTGCGCGCTCTGATGGGAAGCTAGAAGTAAAACGGGCTGTAACAGCTGAAACCCCTTGCCGTGTACGTGCCATTATGTCAGGGAACGTACCGAAAGGAAAACGACTTGCTGATTACTCTCAAGGAGCTGAAAGTTTAAAAGATATTTTCAATAACGAGGATATACGCCGTTTTGACTTTGCAGTTTTTATGAGAGCGAGTGATGTGGATCCTGAGTTGTACAACCAAACGCTTGCTACGTATCCATCGATTATACAGAAGGATACTTTGAAAAATAACATCTTATATGCTTGGTCACGTAAGCCGGAGGACGTGCTATTTACAGACGGTACGATTGATAAAGTACTGGAAGTTGCGACAGACCTTGCGAAAGTATATGGAAATGCGAATGATATACCACTTGTATCTCCTTCAGATCAGCGGAATAAAGTGGCTCGTTTAGCGGTAGCACTTGCAGCACTTACACATTCAGTTGATGAATCGGGTGAAAGAATTCAAGTTTGGCCAGGACACGTTGAGTTTGTTGGGGAGTATTTAAAAGCTTTATACAATGCTCCAGGTTGCGGCTTAAATTACTATGCTCGTTTAGCAATAAAAGAGGAAGAAATGACAGAAGAAAGATACCAGAGGTTTACGGCAGATCTTAAGAAAATCGATACGTTAACAGGTGAAATGAAGTTCTATGAGTTTATTAAACTATTTGCTCAGCAGAAGTACTTACGACTTGGTGATGTTGAAGCAATGCTATCTATCGATAAAGAAGAAGCGAAAGCTATCGTAAATCAATTAGCGAAAATGAGGATGATCCTTTTAACAAGCGGTGGCTATCGAAAAACGCCAAGATTTAATGCATATATTGCGTATTGCATGAAGAAAGGTCTCTTTGATCATATAAAAGATGAGTACTACTAATTATACGGACAAGCAAGACAAATATGACTGGAAGTGAAAATATGAAACTTGGAAGTTTATTCGGGAAACCAAGAACATTAGCGAGTAGTAAAAAACAGGTACCGGTAAAGGAATCAAAATTAGCGGTAGAAATGGAAAAAAAGAAGAAACCAGGGCAATTCGATATTGTTTGGCCAAAAGTAGAACCACAACAAGTGAAAGATTACCAAGCTATTCTTACAGTCTCAGAGTTAAAAAAATACCTTGAGCGTTGTATACAAACAGGTAAAGCAGGATTTGACTGGGAGACTGCAGCAAGTGAAGAAATTAGAGTGCATTATAAAAAGGCGTTTGAAGATATAGAAAAAGCATGTGCTACAGGTGCTATTGATGAGAAAGAAGCAGAAAAACAAAGAGAAAGTTTAGAAAAAGCATATTTAAAAACACCGTTAGATCCGTGGAAAGGCGAAATTTGTACCGTATCTTTATCAGCAGCGGCGCATGAATCAAGAGTTGTTCCAATATCACATAAAGTTGGCCAAGTATTTGAACCAAGTATGGATAGGAATGGAGCTAGAAAAGTTGTACTAGATTTAATCGATGAGTACTTATTCAAAAATGAAAATGTACTAAAGATTGCGGTTAACTTATCTTTTGAAACGAAATACGCAGCAAAGTACGGTAAGTATATTTTAGGAAAAGTAGCAGATCCATTGATCATGTGGGTGCGGTGTTTACAAATTGTAGCACCTCAAAAGATTAACAATTCGAAAAAGCCTACAAGCGGATGGGGGTTAAAGCCCGCTACGAAAGAGATTTTTGGTGTAACGATGAACGACTTTTCAACTCTTTTAAAGAAATGCAAAGTAGATTTCTTTGATGAAATTGATGCGAGTAAAGGCGAAGGACTACTTTACTCAGCTGAAGATGCGGATTACGCAGTGCAGCATTATGAATATTGGTCTCAAATTGCAGCTCAAATTCCGCGATATGCGGAATGGCTTCAAAGGATTGAAATGCCGTTCACACGTGTTATCGGTCTTATGGAATATTGGGGAATGAATTGGGATCCAAACCTTGCAACGCAAAAGAAACAAGAAGCGGAAATTATGCAAGAGCAAGCGGCTGAACGTATTAAACAAATCGCGAAAGAAACGTTCAATGTTGATATAAATACCGGTAAATCAGGTAAGACAAACGAAGTAAAAAGTTTAATGTTTGATTACTTAAAAATACCGGTAGCAAAGTATGGAAAAACAGGTGCGAGTCTTGATCAAGAGGCACTTATCGATATGGCATTTATGCTTGAGAATAAGTTAAACGATATCGATGAAGAAAAGTACCTCAGCATTTCGCTGCCTGAAAATTGGGAAAGTATTGATCCTGACAAGGACCCTACCTTAGATAAGTTAGAGCGTGGAGCGATTCGTATCGCAAAACGTGAACCACATCCTTATAAGGAACAAGCGTTGGAGGTTATCGATCAGCTGAAGAAAATCCAAAAATACACGACATTACTTTCTTCGCACATCATAGGACGTGAAAAGTACTTGAACTTTATGAGTGGACGGATTCATGCAGGGTACAGTCCATTCACAGAAACAGGACGCTTAAACAGCTTTAATCCGAACGGACAAAACGTACCGAGACCAGATAATGATGAGTTTAAGATAAGAAACTTTTTTGTACCTAAACCAGGAAAGATATTATTCTTCATTGACTTCTCAGGGTTCGAGCTCCGCTTAATGGCATGGAAATCAGGTGACGAGGTCATGACGGAGCTATTTAATACAGGCGGGGATATGCACCGTAGAACAGCGTCTGTAATGACTGGAAAACCTGAAGATGAAATTGTAAAGAAAGAACGTACGGATGCAAAGGCAGGAAACTTCGGAATCTCTTATGGCGGTACGGAACACGCTTTGCAGTTCACATTTAAAACAAAGTACATGATTCGTAAAACATTAGATGAATGTGCGCAGATTGTAAATGCTGTTAAAACAGCGTACAAACGCATACCAGAGTATCAGCGCAAGATTGTTTTAGAAGCACGGGAGCAAGGTTATGTGCAAACGATTTATGGATATATGAGATTGCTGCCAGGCATTAACAGCGCGAATAGAAGAGATCGCGGCTCAGCTGAAAGACAAGCAGCGAATACACCAGTGCAAGGTAGTGCGGCTGACATTATGAAGAAAGTACAAAATGAAATTTATGAATCTATTGGTAAACAAGAAGGTGTACTTGCTCATGGTAGTGCCGATATGATTGCACAAATTCACGATGAAATCATTTTTGAAATAGATGATGATCCGGAAATTGTAGTTGCAGTAGAAAAACAAATTAAACAAGTTATGGAGCAACCTCCAGTACCAGGATTTCCAGTTCCGATTGAGGCAGAAGGAAGTGTAGGTTATCGATGGGGCGAGAAAATGAGTGTTGAGTCCTGGCTTAAACAAAGGGAGGAATAGCATGTGGGAAGAGGAGAAGGACCGCGTAAATCATTATTTACAAAGCGTCATGCAACAGCATTACCACGTGTAAAACCAGCAAGAATTGTGGGTAGCATTGCCGGAGAACCGTACAACATGGTCTGGGTAGTAAGTTCATTAAGAAAAGATAAAAAGACTGGTGTGTTAGACCCAGTACCACAAGATCCATACGCAGAATTGTTATTTAGCAGTTGCTTTAAAAAATGGAGGGAAGACGATGAACGCCTTGAACCGTCAACAACGCCGGGCGAGTGAACGTGAGAGAAAGAGAACAAGGGAGCGGCAAAGTTTTCACAGAGGTGAAGTGCAGCAAGTATCCCTTTTATCGTATAAAGATGGCCGAACAATAGCATTACGTGCAGTAAAAGAAGTGTTAGGTTTGGGGCCAGTACGTTTAGAACGTGTACAGAAGCGATTGGAAGAACTAGAAAACGAGAATTTTAATGAACTATTTTTAGAGCATTTAAGAAAATAAAAAGCTGTAGGAAGGATGTGCGATTGTGGGTGGTAGACAGCAAGGGAAGGGGTACGAAAATCGGAAAAGTGATCGGAAACTAGAGAAATTAAAACGTGAAATGGTTAGGCAAAAAAGGAAAGTAGCAAAAGGTGAGCTACGAAAGGCGGTAGTGTACTTGGACAATTCGGAGCAACAATTAAAAGATGTGATGCAAGAGAATCGTGATTTACAGTTAGAAGTTGACTTATACAAGTCTCAGATGAAAGTGAAAGACAATTACGCAAAACGTGTATTGAAAGAAAATAACGAATTACGGGAACAGATTAAAAATTCACGTAAAAAGTCTATTTCGTTATTTGTTTCTTATATGTTGGTAGCGGTCATTGTTAGCTTTGTAATTGTTAGATAAGAGGGGGGCGATTGAGATGACTGTAGTAAAAGACAACGAGTTCTGGAAAGAAGTGTATTACTACATGGAAAAGCATGGTTGCTATAAGGATGAGGCTGTAAAGGCCGTGGAGGCTCAGTTCAATAGTAAGAACGAGAAAAGAGTAAAAATCATTGAAGCTGTAAAAGAAAAGTTGATTTGTGCGGGAATACCTGAAAAGGATTCTTTAAAATTTGCAGAAACTGCACCCTTTGTTAGTTCATTAACTGGTGCCAGTGTAGAAAGAATGGTGAGAAGTTTTATAGATTTGTTTAAAAAAGGGGAGCGTGCAAAACAATGAACATCATTCATTTATTCCAGCTTCAAAAAGACCTTGATAACAAGATTGTAGAAAAACGTAGTTTACAAAACGTGCCCTTGTTTCAAGAAAAGAAATTATCATTTCGTGACGAGTTAAGTGAGTTGCTTCATGTGTGGCGTGGTCATAAGTTTTGGAGTGAAAATAACAAGCCGATTACAAAAGGTGTACGAAACAAGGGTCAAATGATGGAAGAAGATAAGGAGTACTACAATCCGTTATTAGACGAATTTGTTGACGCACTTCACTTTGCTTTATCGATTGGATTAGAACGTGAATGGAATAAATATATCGATGCCTTTGTAGTGCGTAATAGCAAAGGAAATACAAAAACAGAAATTATCGATGTGTTTAACGATCTATATGAAAACAAATTATGGACTGCAGCACATTACATGACCTTGATGAATGACTTGGCTTACTTAGGTGCAGCGCTTGGATTTTCGGCTATTGAAATTTACAACGCATATATCGAAAAAAATAAAATCAATCATGATCGTCAGGCATCCGGATACTAAAAGGAGGCGAAATGGTGGGGAAAGTTATTCTTTGGACAAAAGAAGAGGTAGCGTATCTCGAGGATTCCTGGGGAACATACAGCATTAAACATATAGCAAAAAAGTTAGGGCGTACTGTAAATGCGATAAAGTTAAAAGCAAATCGTATAGGGTTAAGTGACCCACGTTTACATTTTAACGGACTTACAGTACTCCAATTAGCTGATGTATTACAGATAAATTATAAAACAATCGAATCGTGGTATGAGAGATTCGCATTTCCTATAAGACTAAAGCTATTTGCAAAAACTCAAAAAATAAAGGTTGTTTACTATAAGGACTTTTGGGATTGGTTAAAACGGCATAAACAGGTAGTTGATTTCTCAAAGGTTGAATATGGGATTTTAGGACCTGAACCAGAATGGATGAAAGGGAAACGTGATGCGGATGTTTATAGAAGGAAAAAAGAGAGAGAGCCTTGGACCAAACAAGATGAATTATTACTAAAAAGTATGGTCAAAGCGAATTGTTATACGTATTTGTATATCGCGAAACGTCTCCAGCGAACAGAAAGTGCAATAAAGAAAAAACTGGAGGAGCTTGGGATCTTCGAGAGACCTGTAGAAAGCCAAGCATCTTATACAGAAAATGAAATACAAATTAGTTTAGACCTATTTGAAAAAGGTTACACGGTAGATGCAATTGCAGAAAGGTTTGGGAAAAGTGCATTAACACTTGTTGGTTACTTAGAAAGTAAGGGGTATCGATTCAGAGCAAAAATGGTGATAAAACCTGAGAATGCTGTGGTTTAGATTTCCAATAAAAAAGGCTAGGATTTCTCCTAGCAAAAGAGTTATGTCGTACAGAAAGGTAGTTGTGTGCAAACCAGGTGTTTGCAAGTTCATTATATAACGTTTCTTGGGTAGATAGATTGAATCATAGCAATCTTTACGTAGGTTTTACAGGATATTGAAGTTTTTGATAAAGACCAAATTTGAATTTTGTACAGAAACGGGATGAAAGAGATGTCCAAATATGAAAAACCAAAATGTGATTGTGGAGAAGAATTGGTGTATTGGACACAGCCAGTACAGACTTTAGTATACAGGATTAATAAGAATGGCCGGAAAGCAAAAAAATCTTGTAGAAACGGAATCTTGATTGAAGGGTGTGTAGATCGACTCATATGTGATAGGTGTGATTCAGAATACGATATTGAATTTGATGAAAAAAGTCGAGTAATTAGAGGTGGAGTTTACTCTTACTAATTTAAACAAAAGCGTTATTTGAATAGAAAATGGCAGCTGAAAATTCAAGGATGAATCAGCTGCCAATAAAGTAGTTATTAAATCTTATTATTAAGCTTTTAATTTGGATTTTTGCTCTTATTTCGAGAAGAAATTATACCGAAAATAGCACCGGACATTGCACCGATTAAAGTTGGTAAGAGTATACTCCATGCTGCAAAAGACATAATTAGACCTCCTAATAATAAAATGTTGTAACTATATATTTTATTATATCGCAATTTAAGGATTTAATGTTAGGAAATCTTGGGAAATCAAACAAAATAGTTATTTTAATAAAAAACGAGGAAATGAGGGGAGTGAAAGGAAAAGAACCCTTTATATAAAGGGTTCTTCTGGTGATTTAATCTATCAATTACATTCGTGGTAATATTCATCACATGAATCGTTATTATCGTTACAGCATATACAAAATGTTTTTTGAACAAATAAACTAACTTCACTATTAGAACCTTCCTGCTTTGTAAGAGTAAGACTTTGAAAATCTTCAACTTGAAATATTTTTGTTTGAACAGGTTGTAATGTAGTAGTAATTGGTACGCTAGATCTTCTTGTTAGAATAGTTACTTGAACGGGTGCACTCATACCGACAACGAATAACTGAATTAATGTTTTATTATGATTGTTTGTAAAATCCTCAAATACAGTTTGTGGAGCGGTGGTTTGAAGGAAAACAGACACAGGTATATTTCCATTTGTATTTTCTGCAAAACCAGCTATCGTATGAGTTTCAATAAAACAGTTGTTTTTTTGATTGTTGGAATGTGATTGGTTTTTATAATATTTTTTACCATCTTTATAAAAGTAATCAGCCATATGAATTTAAAGCTCCCTTCTTTTAGATATCTATATAGTCTATTTAATAAAGTGAAGTAGTGCTTGTACAACATAATAAAATCCGCTCTCGTAATTACCTAAAAATGTTATTTAGAAATTAAAGAGCGCCTTGAGAGGAAGGCGCTCTGACCAAAACTAATGTTGAAAAAGGATACCCAAGATATTGTATGTATGTTTTTTAGATAGGTGAAATTTTATAACAAAATCTTTATTTAAATAAAAAGAGCGCTAATCGAGAGCGCTCCTTATACCTCATTATAACGACAGTGACGAGCTCACATTATATAGAAAGGCACTATTATTGTATGTCAAAGTATGAGGTTAGTGAATGGATTTAGATAAAATCGTTATTTGGGAGAATTGTGATTATTCAAATGTGTTTCAGCCATTCCAGCACCAATAATAGCACCAATAATTAATGCGCAAGCAATTAAAATACCTAAAATAATTAACATAGCAAAAGTAATTTTTTTCGCTGTATCCCCTTTCGGAGCAAGAATAGCTAAAACAATTGAGATAGGTATTAAATAAATTAAGTAATTGTTTGTATGCCTAGATAATGAAGCAAAAAACACGATTGAAACTAAAAACATTGAAATGAAACCAAAGTATTCTCTCATTGCTTTATCCTTTCTTGGAAAAGTGAATTATACAGATTATACCATAAATAAAGAGAATCAAAGTGAGTTTCAATAAAAACGCTATTTGGTATCTAAATTGTATATGTAGAAAGGAGCAACTAATTAAAGTGCTCCTCTGGAGGTTGAATATAAATGCCTTTTCATTAACTATTATTATATTTATTTTATCAAATGGTGAAAAACTTGGACAAAAACTTCATTTTAAACAACAAAGCAGCTAGCCGAAATAGCTAACTGCTTCGTTGTACAATTTTAGAAGTTACAATCGATACGGATATATGTTGTAACAAAAAGTTACAACTATAGTATAAACAAATATCAAAATATTATGCAGGTAAGAAAACTAAACAAAAATTTCATTTTGTTTAGTTTAAAACGAAAAAAAGAGCACTTAATAAAGTGCTCTTGTGACGAGCTTCCTTTGTAATGACTATTTTATAAAGAAAGGAACGCAAAACATTATATGCGAGTCCAATCAAATAGGTGTTTTTTTATAAATAAAGAGCAGCCAGCAAAAGCTAACTGCTCGGTTCTCCAAGGGGGAACAAGGAGAAAGTAACTTAATGGGTTGTCTACAGTATTGACGGAATATTGAGTTTTATTCAGGGTTGGTTCCAAAAAAGCGACATACCGCCAAAATATAAAATTATTAAAAGGAAAATTACTATGAAAGCAGTTAAAGAAACTTTCTTCCAGGGATTTTTCATTAGTAGACCTCCTTTATGAAGAATATTAACACTTTATAAGAAACTGAACAAAATAATCCTTTGAATAGAAAGAGAGGTTAAATGAAAATGTCCTTAGTGGGAAATTTGAAAGAACTTCAGGAAAAAGCCATCGATGAAAAAGTATTGGAATTTGCAAGCGAAATGGAAGGTGTAATAACCGAAAGTGCAGTAAATGGATATTCAGGTTATAGATATCAAATTCATAAAGAAAATCCAGACAAACATATTATGCATTCAAAACTATTCACGGAAAAGTTACAAGAATTAATGGATGGCGTGAAAGTTGAATTTAAGGCAGAAGAAAAGAGGAATATTTTAGGCGGATCTTATTACGAACATTACATCCGTTTTAGCTGGAATGACTAATTTCTTAATAAAATCCTTATTTAAAAGCTAAAGAGCGTCTTGTAGTGCGCTCCTTATGCCTACTAATTATAAATGTTTATGTTTGATCTTAGATTTCTTACTTGGAGGAATAAAATGCTCTTAAACAAAGTTTAGATAGACAATACAGCCAATAATTACAATATAAAACACCGCACAAAAGAAGATTAAAATGTATTTGAATGTCTTGCTCATATTAGTACCGTCCTAAAAGAGGATTGTTTAGATTTTTATATGGTATGTAAAAAAGGTGCATTTATACAAGGGAAGGGTAGCTAGCAAAAGTAAAACAAAATCGTTATTTGGGAGAAAAGGGGGAATGGGAATGGCTCTGAGTCTTCAATGTGAAATGTGTTCATTCAAATTCAAAATAGGTCAATTTTCTAGTGTTCCGGATATCGCATACTGTCCACATTGCGGAGATAATTTCCTCGAATATTATCCGAAACAAGAAGGTGTCCAGTATCAACTTAGGGAGAATAATTTCTTTTATCACCATAAAAAAACCGGGAATGTATGGAATGTATTGATCCAGGAAGATGAATCTAAGAAAGAATTTTTTGTCGATGTTCAGGGACCAGAAACAGACAGAGAAGCATTTGAGGCTGTTAAGGAGTTTTTAAAAGCGAAAAAGATGTATCTGCCTTGTACAGTGGTAGATATCCGATGTATAGGGATAGGGATTGATAAAAAGTTATAGTTAAACAAAAACGCTATTTGGTATCTAAATTGTATATGTAGAAAGGAGCAACTAATTAAAGTGCTCCTCAGGAGGTTGAATATAAATGCCTTTTCATTAACTATTATTATGTTTATTTTATCAAATAGTGAAAAACTTGGACAAAAACTTCATTTTATACAATAAAACAGCTAGCATGATTAGCTAGCTGTCCTGGTAAGAAAAGAAAAACGGTACTTATCAAATGTTGCTTTTGTAATTGCGAGTTACAACTATAGTATGAACAGAGTTGAAAATGTTATGCAAGAAAGCTAAATAAGAACTTTATTAAGCACAACAAAGCAGCTAGCTGAATCAGCTAACTGCCTGTTGTACATAGTAACCCACATGAAAACGCAAATTGTAACCACAAGTTACAGCTATAGTATAGACAGTTTTAAAAATGATATGCAAAAGTAGTCAAAAAATCTATTAAACGCAACAAAGCAGCTAGCTGAAGTAGCTAACTGCTCCATTGTAATGCACTGAGGAGTCCTACTACGCATACATATTATGAGTTGTAACCAAAAGTTACAACTATAGTATAAACAGATATCAAAATATTATGCAGATAAAAAACTAAATAAAAATTTCATTTTGTAGAAATAAGGAAACTAAAAAAGAGCACCATGCATAAGTGCTCTTTAAGATAGGAGGTAACACTTTGAGCTGGCCCTAGGTTAGAAGTATATGGTGTAAAAAAAGAAATAAGAACAAAATTTTATTAAGTCAGTACAAAAAGCAGCTAGCAAAAGCTAACTGCTCGGGTCAGGGAACTACTGCTGATAGAGGTTCATTAATATGAGTTTTGGCTATCGCCTATGCACAGTATTGACGGAATATCGAGTTTTATTCAAGGGGGAGAGGGAAAAAATAATTTTAACTTGATACAACTTGATCTTGATCAGCAACATCAGAATCAAATGTATTCGTTGCACTAACACCGTTAAAGGTATTAACAACAAAAGAAACATTTGATGCCCCTGAACCATTATAAGATTTTGTATTCTCTTTTGGAGATACGTTATAAAAATCCCCTAAATTGAAAGCACCATTACTGTTTTGAACGACAAGATTTCCAACGACAGAAGGCATAGTACACACCTGCTTTCCTAGAACGTATTTAAATTAGTATATGGTGTATTCGTCTAGAGGTTCATTAGAACCAGAAAAATTAAAGATGAAGTTTGTTAGAAACCAAACAAAAAAATCCTTTGAAAGAAAGGAACATCCAAAACTATGAAACCCGTAAAAGCGAAATGTGAAGTATGTGAGCACGTGTTTCGTATCCAAATGCTCACAGCACGATTACCGAACCGTGTGGACAAGCACTATTTCGTTTGTCCAAGCTGTAAAACGGAATTTGTAAGTTATTATTCAAACCGTGAAATGAGACAGCTGCAGAAAGAAATTTCACAATTATATAACGGTTTCCGTAAATGTTATACGAAGGAACAAGCAAAGGTGATTGAGGCGAAAATTGATAAAAAAGATTTAGAGTTTAAATGGTTACGAGATAAATTGCGAATAGAAATTGAAACGAATTTACCAAATTAAAGGAGGGTAAAGTTATATGAATATACCTAAACAATTAATGATTGGTAGTGTTCCGTACGATGTGGAAGTAGTAAAAGGATGGATTGATGAAAGAGAAAACGGAGAAGTACGAATTGCCGAAGTAACGTATCACGAACAACATATCAAGATTTCGGATAACGTAACAAAGCATGAAGGACAAATGAAAAACGTACTTCATGAAGCGATTCACGCGATGCTTTATGAATATGGTCTTGATCGTTTAAATAAAGAAGCAAACGTAAATGCATTAACTACAGTCTTTTTCGACTTTATTAAAAATAACATTCGTGGTGGTATCTCCAGTTTTGTAGGTCATCAATACTTAGTGCTTACGTCACCTGAGAAACAAGTAGCGAAAGAGGAGCAACATGGATTTTCATTTATCAATACAGCAGGAGAACTTGTGGACGTGGTTAATCAGCACCCACCAGAAGTAGATGTATCGGCATTAGGTGCTGTAATGGCAAAGGCGGAAGTTCATAAGACTGTGGATCTAGGTGTTACGCATGAACAGATTCAGGAATCGGCTGTTAAGATGGTCACTGATAAGCAGACTCGTAAACTGCCAATCGTAGAAGTAAATCGTAGCTCGTTTCCTATGGAAGAGATAGCAAAAATCACGAAAAAAGAAGAGGCGGATCCGACTCATTGGAAAACAGGTATTAAGTATGATGACGAAGGTAAACCGAGATATCGTACACGCTATGAGTGCTGCATGTGTGGGAATCGTGGGAATCAATATGAGTATCAAGAGAATAAATTTACAAAATGCCATAACTGTAACGCGAAACTCAAGATAGTGCAGGCAACGAAAAATGGATTCCCTGAGCGCGACGCATTCGGTAATTTTTACGTGGCTAATGAAGAATACAGCGTTATTTTGGATGGTGAGTAAAGATGAAGAATATACCTACAAAAAACATAAGTGAAGAACTGGAGACACGTGAAGGTGTCACAACAGTGCAAGTAAGTCCCCATGAAAAAATTGAAGTAGCCGGTATTACGGTTGAGGGTCCGGCTGTGATTCTTATTAATAAGGACTAGGAGTGGTTGGATGGAAATTATATGTGATTATCCGATTTGGACAACGTGGTTTATCTGCGTAGTATTCTTTGGTTTAGCAAGCGTTATAGAAGCTGTTAAAAAGTAAGGAAAAGGAGCTGAAGAGAAATGAAATCAACAGGTATCATTCGTAATATTGATCCATTAGGACGAATTGTAGTTCCAATGGAATTACGCCGTACATTAGGTATCCAGGTAAAGGATCCTATGGAGATTTTCGTAGATGGTGAATCTATTATTCTACAAAAATATAATCCTAATAACTCTTGCCAAATTACAGGCGAGGTTTCAGAAGAAAATATTGAACTAGCTGGCGGTAAACTCGTGCTAAGTCCTGAAGGGGTTGATCAGGTATTAGCGGAACTCGAAGCACGTTTGAAGGGGTGATAAAATGAGCGAACCTAATAAGCAATATACAAATATCGAACTGGAAATGATTTTGGATAACTTTGTAAAGGCGTTACCTATGCAAATGCGTATGCAGCGTGAAATGTCTAAAGTATATAAAGCACGTTTCGATGCACTTGTTTCAGAAGGTTTTACTGAACAACAAGCACTAGAAATTGTAAAGTCACGAGGTATAGAATGAAAGGTTCGGAAGCAATTTTACGAGTGATGCACCAGGTAGGAGGAGAAATCCCGGCTACGCAGTTTGATACGTGGCTAGGACAACTCTCTCAGTTAGGTCTACTGGAGCAAGTCACGAAAGATAATGAGCATGTTTATTATTACCGGCTTACGGATAACGCAAGACAGTTTTTAGCGAAGAAGGGTGTTATTTAGTTCTTAACTTGTTGAAGTGTGGATAAGAAATGTTTGAAAGCCTCTTGCATTTCTCTAACATCTTTATACCTTTCTTCTCTGTTAGGATTAGTGCCTTTGTCAAAAAATGCTTTGAATTGCTCGTTAGTAAAAGCACCCATTGTTGTTCGACCTGTAAATATAAAGTAAATGAGTCTTGTTAATGCGTATATCTCGTGATGAATTTTATAGTTAGAAAATCCATCAAACGCCAGTTGTGGATCATTAAAAGCGCCTTTCATTTCCGTAAATTGATTAGTCAGTTGACTTTCTTCTAGTTTTATCAAACCAAAATCAGATACTTTAATAATCTCTGCTCCATCATAAATCTTTATTAATATGTTAGATGGGCTGATATCTCTATGTAAAACATTTTTACTATGGATATATGTAAAGGCTTTAAATATTTGCTGAATTAAATTGATTCTTTTGGAGAAATCTAGTGTATTGTTTCTCTTTGAAATATAAGTATACAGAGATTCATCGGCATATTCCATTATATATTGATGGTTCTCCTTATCAAACTTAAAAACTTCAAGAACGTAAGGTGATTTTAGTTTGCGCATTTCTACAAATTCAGTGCAAAATCTTTGATACTCTGCCTCTGTTAAATTACTATTTGCTTTTTTTACGGCGAAAAAACAATTGTAAAATGTATCTTTATATTTAAAAACTTTTGCATAAGAACCTTCACCTATTATTTTTAGCTGAAATGGGATTGTAGTATTTGCTCTTGTTATGGAAATTCCGTTTTGTAATTCGAATATTTGTCCCATTCTGATTACCTTTATTTCATTGAATTCAGGGGGGATGGAACTACCACCACTTGTTTTTAAAAATGATTTGCACTGTTCGACTATTTCTTTGTAATAAGGGCAAAAATCAAAAGCAGCTTCAGTATTTATTAAATAGGACTGGAGTTTGACTATATCATGGATATCTCTAAAAAGTTCTCTACTTTCATGCGCTGTATAGTATCCAGTATGTAGTCTACTGTTTAAGTAATCAAATAGTTCAGTAAACTCAGCGTGGTAAAATGAAAAAATTTCTTTTAATGGAGAAGGCATCTTCTGATAAAACCCGCTATATTTGTTTAAGTTTCGTTCACCTCTTTGTTGAATAATGTCGTCAAGCGTATTGTGTAGAAATATATTAACATTTTCTGTAAGATTGACCATGTTTCGTTACTCCTTCTTGTAAGCTAAATGATTTTATTTTAATAATAACAGAAAAGATGAATATCCGGTTGTTATAATGTTTAACTTTAATCAAATAATTTAGGGATGGTAAAAGGAGGTACGTAAGTGAATTATTTAGATCATATTCCACAATTAGCATTACAAGTACCGGCTACCATTTTAAAAGATGCCCTGTATATTGAACAACAACTGAGATTCGTAGAACGTGTGGCGGCAAGGAGTAAGGAACATGACATCTGAGAAAATAAGGGATTTACAAATAGATGGTGTGGACGTTCCGTTTTATGATGGATTAGAAAATGTATGTATTCTTTAGTAAATATATGGGGATTAACCTTCCAAAACCTATGTTTTTTATATATTATTAAATATAGCAATTTAATAATTTGTGGAGTAATACTATCATCGGGAGTGGAATAAAGTGGATGAGAATAGAAAAGATATAATGGAATACTATGATGAATGGCATAGGGAGCAAGACACAGATATAAAGTGGTATCGTAAAATATTGCAAAAAAGATGGTTAAAAAAAATCGGAAAAGGTAATTTGATGGCAATTTCTTTTTTGGTTTTTTTGGTAAGTATCACTTGTTATTTTTATAAAACAGAGAGCAAGGCTTATGCCACTTTGAATGCTAAATTTCGTGGCTGGGAATCTGACTTGACTTTTGCTTCTTTGAAATTGGAATCTAATAACTATGTTTTTGGTGTGGATAAAGATCCAGCGGTTTTAAAAAATATGGTACCTATGTATATAGATATTAACGGGGATAAAATATTAGTTCAAAAAGAGTCTTTAATAATACATGCACAATTTATTATGTCAGATAGTCCGCTCAGAATGAATACACCTTGGCCTATAGCAAAAGGGGATTTATCTTTTATGCCTGTGAGAAATCCTATGGGTGTATTTGGTGATGAAAAAGCATTTTTAGGTCGTGTACATTTAGAAAAAGTATATATGGGAACAAAACAAGAACCAAATCAAGTGCTATTGGAACATTCTGGAGGATCATCAGTGAAGTTAAATTTATCTCCGTCAATTTATGAAAAAAAATTAAATTTTAAAGTATTTATTAATGGTGAACGCAAGGTGGTTCCTGATAATAAAATTACTTTGATACCATACAAAGAAAATGAAGAAAAAGAATCTATCAAATTTATTGTAAATAATTTTGTGGATTTTGGATTTGATCATCATACAGGAATAGAAAACTCTGAAGTATCTAATTTTTATATTGAATCCTCTAATACTTTTCTAAAAACAAATACAGATGACGTAGCTGTATTAAATATCATGAAGTCTGCCAATCCTCAAAAAATTGATGTACCCAAGAGTCGTGTCTTGGGTAACGGTAATATGAATTCTACTCTTAGCTTTGATGGTAAGTCTTTTGCAGCAGATGTTACAGGTGTTTTTAATGAAATGACTATTGCAGAAAAAAGTGTATTCCCGAATATTTGGCAGTGGGCTAGGGATAATGCAATTACTATTTTGACCACAATATTAACGGCTGCTATAACTGCATTTTTAGGAAGAGAATCACTGTATAGTAAAAAAGAATGATAAGTAAATTGAAATTTGTTTTAAGGTATTGGAAGTGATGTACTATTGGAGCTGAAAGTGCTAAGTACAGATTCGGAGATTCACAGCTGTTTACACGAAAATAAAAATATATAAAAGAAAAGTTTTTAGGAGGGGGTCTAATACACTACAGTACTTAAAAAAGAAAAAGAAAATAAAAAAGAACCCCCCCCTTAAAAAAATATACCTTATATATATAATATAAATATAAAACTAATAATTATATATTATATATATAGTAGTATTTATTAATAGTTATATAGTATGTAATACTATTAATGGTTTAAGGTGTTTGTTTTAGGGGTTTGATTTTCTGAGTCAGGAGGTTCGGAGATGACCAGAATTGATGGCTACGTTTCAAAGAAGACAATACGACTATGGCTGGAGAATTACGAATCGCTGGCTGTAGGTGATCGGTTCCCTGATGCGCCGCCTAGCTTTACTGGACCTGGTGCACTGGATGGGAAAGGCGATGGACGGTTGAATAAGATTGTGCTGGATCAGGCGATTAAGCAATTACCGAAGAACATGAAATATATAGTGCTTGCTCGGTATGTGTACAAGATTCCTAGAAAGAATACATTACGGACTATGAATATCACTGCAAAATTGTATTACGCACGCTGTAAACAAGCCGTGGACGTATTACACATGACCATTAACGGTGATATGGCAGGTATGAGAAGTTTAATAAAAAAGTTGTACGAGACTTGACAAGGTGGGTTCATAGTAGGTACAATTTATGTTAGGATGGTGAAATTGTGTCCTACTCCAGTACTAAATAATACGCATAGCCATGAAGCCCGTCATTAGGGTATCATGGCTATTTTTATGCCCGTTGGATTTGGTTGACTGTAGGGTATATAGTAGGTAGAAACTAAGGTGACTACTTTAGTAGTTATCTAACTGTCGGCAACACGAAAGGTGAAACCGATGGGTGTTTTTATCAGCCGAGCTCGTTGAGGGAGAAGGGCCTTTGAAACTCAGGGGGTCATAATCATTTATATCGGTTTCATAACTTAAGTATTGTATTTCAAAATCAAGAAGCCGATTTCAAAGATCGGCTCTAAAAAATCCTTTTATTAAACTAATAGACCCGTAAATTAAATGCATAAATTTCGAAAAAGTGTTATGACTTTACATTTATATAGAACGGGTTTTCCAGTTTAGTTTAAGACGGAGTTACTTGACTTAAGGTGAAACGACACTATTACTCTGATCTAGATTCAGTTAGTCTCCACAGTATACCTGAAGCAGCGTGGGGAGCCTGGTGAGCCTGGTGAGGATTTGTCAAAATGACTTTTCCGGTATTACCATCTATATCGAGATAATAAGCTCGATACGGTGAATTACCCTTATTTTGAATTCTTGCATTATTTCCGCTTACTGGAAGACCCCACTCTATACTTGAAGAAGTCGGAATGTGTGTCAAAATGACTTTTCCGGTATTACCATCTACATTGAGGTAATAACCTCGATACGGTGAATTACCCATATTTTGAATAGTAAAAGAACCTCGATTCTCATCATAAGTTAATTTCCACAGTATACCTGAAGCAGCCTGGTGAGGCTTTGTCAAAATGACTTTTCCGGTATTACCATCTACATCGAGGTAATAACCTCGATACGGTGAATTACCCATATTTTGAAAAGTTACAGTAATTGGAAATTTTATGGTATCTTGACGAACGGAGTGATAGTCTGGATTAAGATAGTCATTTTCTTTGTTAACAGGATAGGTTGGAACGGTATAGAAATGATTATTGTAATAAACAGGATAGGCATAATACGTGTTTACAGGATATGGAGACCTGTGTTCATACTGAGGTGCTTGATATGGGTAAATCGCTGGATAATATGGAACATAATAGTTCACTTAATCACATCCTTATATTTTTCACTTGGTTAATAAATGAATAGCTATTTGAGTTGGAATATACATGAGTCATTCCAAGATATGTTTCTAGTCGATTTATGTATAGGTAATCACCTATGTATGCTTTTTTTGAATATTGATTATCCAATATATAAAGCATTTTTTTAAAATTATCAGTGTCAAAACTTAAAGGTTTTGACACTTTGTTATGGGTGTGATAGTATCAAGGTATCAAATGGTGTCATAACTTAGTGTCATTAGTTAGGGCCGAAATGGAGCTGATATGAATGAAGTACGGATATGCGAGGGTAAGTACGATTCACCAGGACTTAGAGGCACAGATTCAAACACTGGAGAAGGAAAGCTGTAGTATAATTTATTCAGAGAAGTTCACTGGTACAAAAGCTGATCGTCCTAAGTTTAAGGAACTACTTTCGATACTAGAGTCAGGTGACACACTGGTAGTTACAAAGCTGGATCGCTTTGCTCGTTCGACAGTCGATGCTATACAGACAGTAAGAGAACTGTTTGAAAAAGGTGTGAAGGTACATGTATTGAACATGGGACTAATAGAGGATACACCGACTGGGCGCTTAGTCTTCAATGTTATGAGCGCGTTTGCGGAGTTTGAACGTGACATGATTGTTGAGCGGACACAAGAAGGTAAAGCAATTGCTAAGCAGCGTGAAGACTTTAGGGAAGGTAGACCGAATAAGTACAGTAAGAAACAAATTGAACATGCGCTAGGCTTATTAGCTAATAAGCATTCATATAAGCAAGTAGAAGAAATGACTGGAATCAGTAAAAGTACACTAATACGAGCAAAAAAGAAAAAAGAGTCGGAAAAATAACTTCGGCTTTTTCTTTTTTGCTCGAGAACATATTCAGTCCCCCGGGGGAGGTCATATCTGGTGAGGGGCTGGCAGGTGCTCGTAACGTTCCGCCAGATTTTTTAAACTCGGGGGGCTATACAAAATATACGAATTTCAAGGCAGTCGATATTAAATCGATTGCCTTTTTCTATTTCACGAAGAAAGGGGAGCGAAATGATGGCGAAGTTAGACGAGTTAAAACAAAAACTCACGGCTAAACAAATTCAAGCGGCGTACTTGCTTGTAGAAAACGAGTTAATGGAATCGAATAACGAGGAAAAAAGAACCCAAGACGAAATGGCGAACGAGCTTGGTATAAATCGGACAACGCTTTGGGAGTGGCGAACTAAGAACCAGGACTTCATCGCATTCAAGAGTGAAGTGGCAGATAGTTTTCTAGCAGAGAAGCGTGAGCAGGTATACAGCAAGTTAATGCAGTTAATTTTAGGGCCGCAACCGAGTGTAAAAGCTATGCAATTGTATATGCAGCGATTCGGTTTACTGACTGATAAGAAAGTAATCGAGGGTGATCTAGGAAATGCGACCCGTACAAATGCGGAAATCGAAGAACAGCTTCAGAAATTAAAAAAATTGACAGGCGAGTAAAAGGAGGGCGGGCTACATGGCATATATAGACGGTAAATGGTTAGCCCGTCAAGAACGTCAGGAACGTATTAATCTTGTAGCAGAAAGGGCGAAGAAATTACAGGAGCTGTACGAAACTGGTGAGGCTACAGAATATTACATGGATACACTACTTGCTGACATCGATGAGTTAGAAAAGTTAAAAAGGGTGCACCGTGGAGAACATGACATGCTGTACTTCATGTATGAGTATTTCTCTGAAGAAGGGAATCCAGGGAATCCAGATAACTTAATCCCTGCCGGAGTAACGATGGATGATGCTGCAGAGTTTCACCAAACGTTATGTGAGCTATTAGATGACATAACAACAGGTAGGGAGAAAAAGAAAAAAGTGGCCTGGAGTGTAGGACGTGGTCATGCAAAAACCGCTTATCTGAGTAACGGTTATTTGTGTCATCAAGTCGTGTATCGATTAAAGCAGTACATTGTTTTGATTTCTGAAACATCCGATGTAGCCGGTGACTTTATATCGTGGGCACGTGATCAGTTAAAGTATAACGAAAAATTACGTCAAGATTTCGGTATCTTACTTCACGAACAAAAGAGTCGAAATGAAGTGGATAATGATAAAGAATTTGTTACGTTAACGAACACGAAAGTCGAAGCAAAAGGGATCGGGACACAGGTACGTGGATTACGCCACGGGTCAAAAAGAGTTCAGCTTTACATTTTGGATGATTTGGAGAGTAAAGAAAATACCGCGACAGTTGATTTAATCACGAAAAATAAGCGTTGGTTCAAGGAAGAATTGCTTCCAGGTTTAAGTCGTCAAGAAGGTGCCTGTATTTATATGGGTACCATCGTATGTTATGACAGTTTATTGCATCACGTGATTAAAAACCGTCGTGATTTCGTATCGAGATCATTTCCGGCAATCCTAAAATGGTCAGAGCGAGAAGATTTATGGCAAAAGTGGCGTGAGATTCGTCAGGTAGATGATCCAGACTCAGCAGATCGTGCTCGTGAATTTTATGAGCAGAATAAAGAAGAAATGCTCCGTGGAACAAAAACTTTGTGGCCATCACATTTCCCTTACATCGATTTGATGGAAATTAGAGAGGATGACGGTACCAAAGCGTTTAACCAGGAGTATTTATGTAACCCGACTGATGAGGAAAGACAAATATTTAAACCTAAATATTTCACGTACTGTACTGAAGATGATTTAAAAGACAAAAAACTTTTGTATTACGGTGCGGTTGATTTCGCAATGGGAAAAGAAAAAGGTGACTACAGCGTAGTAGTTACACTTGCGAAAAACGTGGAAACAGGTACGTGCTATGTTATAGATATTTTTATGGAGCGTGTGCATCCAAATACATTGTTAGAAAAGGCTGTAGAATACACGCTGGCATATCAATACGAAGCACTTGCGGTAGAGGCGCAACAAGCCCAGGAATGGTTTGCGGATAAGGTTGGAGAGGCATTGCAGAAAAAAGGATATCCTTCATCGACTCGTTTAAAACAAATTAAGCAGCGTACACGAAAAGCACTACGTATTGAGTCGTTATTACCAGATATACAGAGCGGTAAATTACGTTTTATGAAACATTTACGTGCTTTATTGGAGCAATTTGAAATGTATCCGATGCACCCACACGATGACGGTCCGGATGCGGTTCAAATGGCTTTTTCTATCGCATATAAACGTGCAAGACGTAAAGCAGGCACTACAGGTAATTCAAGATATTGAGAAAGGAGGGGCTTGAATGAGAGTACAAGGTGATCGTAATTTTATGAATCCAGTAGAAATTGTAATGCCGGTTCGTACCGCGCTCGGTGATTCTGAGTGGACACGCATTATGTCTGAGGTTCGCTTGTATGAGCGTTATGAAGGAGACTTAAACGTATGGTCTGATTATAAAAAACCAGACAATCTCGACTACGAACCTACGAAAATACAACTTGATTATCCTCAAAAAATCGTAAACATGATTGCAGCATGGCAATTTGAAAAAGAACCGAAAGTAACAGTTCCTCCTGATGTGATAGACGATCCAGCTCTTATGATTCAATCAGGATATGAACCTAGTAAGGAGCAACAAGCAGAAAACAGTAGAGCGAAAGCGAAGGAACGGCTATTAACATGGGTTTGGGATGATAACCGAATGCATGAGAAGTTATTAGCAGCAGCAAAAGATAGGGCTATTTCAAAAACTGGTGTGTATGCTCGGATTCATTACGATAAACGTCGCGGTGAATTTAAGATTATTTGGCATCCATCAACAGAAGTTATCGCAAAGTATAGCGATTGGGATATAGACCAGCTGGAAGAGGTTCATTTTATTGCATGGCTTGATGAAGAACAAACGAAAATGTGGAAATTATCGTATTACTTAGTTTGGCATGAAGAAGCTGGTGAGTACGACTGTGAAATTGAAGAGGCGATATACAACGGTGACTTAGAAAAACAAGAGGATAGGGTTGAGCGCTCATCAATGGGCATCGATTTTATTCCCGTTGTACCAGTGCCGACTGAAAAGCTCAGTAAGCGAACTACAGGCTATAGTGAACTTGAAAAAACAATTAAGCTTTCTGACGAAATAGATAAAAAGATGTCTGATTACTCAGATGCGTTGCGTTTTGAAATGTTTGCTATTACATTGCTAACGAATGTAGATGAGGATCCAAAGAATCCACTTCAAGTAGCACCAGGTGCGAAATGGGATTTAGGTGATGGTGCGGAAGAGACCGGTGAACCAAGTGCTAAGAAATTGGAAAGTGGATTTAGATTTAAAGAAACTATCGAAGCGTATCTGGACCGATTGCAGAAACGCCTACACGAAAAAGCAGAGGTACCGATGGTGAACACTGCTGACATGAATACGGGCGGTATAAATGACATGGCGGTACAGCTTTTATTCAGTAATATCATTTCAAAAACACAACGCTCATGGGTGATATGGCAGTCCCGTCTACAAACCTTAAATGAGTATATTTTACGTTATATGAAAGCTAGGAAGGATGACTCCAAATTCAAATACGATAAAGAAATGTTAGCAAAAGTAGATAACTATTATGCTAGTAAGATTATTTTCGGTTTACCGTTACCGCAAGATCAAAAATCACTTATCGAACAGTTAGGCGATGAAATTTCAAACGAAATCGAATCAATTAAAGGTGCGATTACGAGAAGTGGTAAAGAAAATGCGGAACAAAAGTTCATGGAGATTATGCAAGAGCGGATGTTGAAAAGACAGTCTCAGGATCCGTATAACGAAAAGTAATACTTGCCTTACGAAATGGCGCTATAAACTTTCGGAAATTATAGCCGACAGGCTCAAAATGGAGGATTTGCAAATGGAATACGTAAAACAAGCTACAGCATTAAAATTTTTTGTAGGACAAGTACAAAAAACACCTAAGTTCCCACTTCGATTAGACCTACAGTTTTTCTCCGATGGTGGCGGTTCTGGGGATGATCCAGACAAAAAGCCTGGGGGTACTGACGATCCGTCAAAAACTTTTACGCAAGAAGAACTAGATGAAATTGTTAAGAAGCGCTTAGAACGTGAACGTAGTAAATCCGCTGAGAAATATGGTGATTACGATAATGTGAAAGCGAAATTAGCAGAATACGAAAAAGCTGAAGAAGAGCGTAAAAAGCAAGAAATGACGGAAATTGAACGTTTGCAGGCTGAAAAAGAAGAAGCTGATAAAAAGGCATTAGAAGCTTCCGAAGCAGCACAAAAAGCGCAAGAAAAAGCAAATACACGTATTCTAAATACGGAAATTAAGAGTATGGCACGTGCTTTAGATGCGAATGATCCAGGTGATGTATTGGCGCTTTTAGATAAATCGACCATTCAACTTGATGAGAATGGAAATTATCAAGGAGTTGAAGAGGCTGTTAATGCGCTAAAGGAAAGCAAACCTTGGATGTTCAAGAAAGTTGTAGGAGCAGATGCAGCTGGTGGTGCGAATCCAGGAACAAATCCGAGAGCGAATGAAATTCTTGCTTTAGAAAAAGAGCTGGAAGAAGCGAAAACAAAAGCGTTAAAAGATTCAAAGTATACGGGCGAGGTAACTCGTATTTATAACAAGTTGTTAGAAGCAAAATCGAAGAAATAACGGATCGTTGATTAAAAGTCAGCGGTTTTTTAATTTAAAAATTTGAGGGGGCTACAAATATGCCAGTACCAACTACGTACGAATTTCAACAACAAGTAAGACAAATGCAAGCGAATGTGGATTTAATTCTCACGAAAGCACCTGTTCTTTTCGGGCTAATTGGTGTAGGAGATGCTTTAACACAAACTAAATTTGAATGGCAGAACGACTATTTGAACTCTGATACAGGTATTGTGAAAACAGCCGCAGCTGTTGGGGATACGGACCTAGTTTTAGAAAAAGGCGAGGCTCGTAAATTCACTGAAAATGCTCTGGTACAAAACGGCTTAGAAGTGTTACGTGTAGTAAATGTCGATGAAAACGCGGATAAAATCACTGTGCAACGTGGTTACGATAGTACGAAAGCGGAGGCAATTACAGCTGGTGGTGAATTAAAAGTCATCGCAAGACCGAGACCAGAAGGTGAAGATGCTTTCCGTAAGAATGAGATCAATGACCGTTTAGTGTCACATAACTTCTCACAAATCTTTTCAAGATACGCATCTGTTTCACGTACACAACAACAAGTGAACACATACGGCGTATCAAACGAATTAGATTATCAAGTAAACCTGCGTTTACAAGAGATGATTCGTGAAGCCAACACTTCTCTAATTTATGGTCGTAGAAATGTTGGCTCTCCAACACAACCGCGTACTACAGGTGGTTTATTTGCATTTGCGGGTATTGAAGGTTCTCATAAGCAAGACTTTAAAGGGAACGAAATTGCGGCAAAACCTTTAAATGACGCTGTAGAACAAGTATTTACTCGAGGCGGTTCAGCAAATACGATTCTATGTGGACCGAATATCGCACGACAAATCACAAAACTTGGTGGCGATACAATTCGTACTACGCGTCAAGATACTGCGGCAGGTTACCAAATCTTATCGTTTGTATCGGATTTACCAGGTGGAGCAATTTCTAGTGTGGTAGTCGATTTAAATATGCCTAAAGATCGTGCATTACTTCTTGATACGGAAAAAGTTAAGGCGCGCTACTTAACTCCAATTTATGATCAAGATGCTACACCAAATGGCGCTGACTACTTCTCTCGTGTCATTCGTGGGGAATTTGGATTTGAAGTTAAGAATGCGAAAGAGTCTATCGCTGTTCTTGAAAATATCTCTAAAACAATGGCTTAAAAGGTAGCGTCTATGCTACCTTTTTTTCATTTTGAAAGGAGTGTTATCAATGTCTATTTCTGAAAATCAAGCTCAACGGTTAAATAAATCGATGCCGATTGCGAAAGACACATCGCTTGGCACTATTATTAAAGGTCTTGAAGAAAAAGTAGCTCTAATACCCAAAAAGGTTGATAAACAACCTGATAGTACAGCGACTGACGTAGCGGGTGTAGTGAAAGACTTAAACGCCCTTATCGCAAAGTTAAAAGCTGCAGGAATCATGACGCCTTAACAAAATACAGTGACGGAGGTGACGCCAAATGAAGGTGTCGGAAAGGCTGGAGAGTCGGTTAGCAAAAGTTCCAAAAGTAACTCCGGAAGACATCGGAAATTGGCTAGCTGAAGCCGAAACTGAGTCAGAATTAACCGAAGAGTTAAACGCAAATGCTGTTTTTTATCTTGCCCTGTCATTTGCTTATGAATCGATTGCGGCAGACGCAGCGCGCTATTTTTCTTATACAGATGGTGAAGAATCGGTTGATAAATCGATGATCTTTGCAAACTATAAGAAGTTATCAACGGACGCGCTTAAAAAGTACAGGAAGTATCGACGGGGAAAAGGTACTCACCAAACATTTGCTAAACGGGCAGATGGGAGATGATTACATGAACGATTCTCAACAAGAGATAGATGCGGCGCTCGATACCATTTCCGAAGAATTTAAAGAGGAGCACGAAAAACAAGTTTCTGATACTGTAAAGGCCATTATCCTAATACGTTTGTTTTTAGTTGATTTATTGAATGACTATCAAAAGGATGGAATCGTAAAGCGTAGTAGGTTAAATGCGTTATTGCGAGACCTTACTTTATACGAAAAAGAATTTCGTAAACAAGCAGAGCGGTCATTCCATACATTGATTGAAAATACGTCGAAATGGACCACATCAAAATTATCAGAAGCAGGTTTGGACGTGAAATCTATAACCGCAGTAAATAAGCAAATTATTCAAGGGGTTATAAAAAGACCTGGTGAAGATGGCTTAGTTCTGTCTGATCGTGTATGGAATTTATCTGGAGATATGAGAGATCGATTAAGTAGTGTCATTCGTCCATCTGTATTAAGGGGCGAGAGCATTACAATGATTTCTCAAAAGATAAAAGAAGTACACGACAATGAGAGATGGAAGGTTGAGCGCGTAGCAATTTCTGAGAGTACTAACACGTATCGAGCAGCTACTATACAGAATGGGTTAGAAAGTGAAATTGTGACAGGTTATCAAATTATCGATAATGGTCACCGTCACAGATATCATTCAAAGCACATGTGTTACAAGCTAGCGAGACGCGATGCGTACGGTTTAGGAGCTGGGAAGTATCCGAAAAATATTCCTGAAAGCCTTATGAATCAATTAATAAGCCCACATCCACAATGTTCTTCACGGTTGAACTACTTGATAAGCGAGGAGGTGTAGCAATTGCTTACTGAAGATGATATTAATGAGATTCGCGAAAATCGTGAAATGATTGAGCAGGGACGTAGAGAACCTGTGATTTTATACATTAAAGGGGTTTCTGAAAAGGATCCAATTACAGGAGAAGAGATGCAAGGTGAACCTCGAAAAGAAAACGTTCAATTAGTTTGGAAGAAATTCACGTCAGTGGAAAAGACGAAGTTTGCTGATCTCGATGTTAAAAAGGGAGAGGCACTTGTTACATTTCCTCTTAATGTGGACTTAGAGAACATTGGAAAAATTGAACGTAAAGGTGTTTTTTACGTTATCGAACTTATCGATGAACGAGGGCTTGGTGGAGTAAACCGTCGTGAGGTAATTGTAAAGAGGGTGATTTGATGCGTATTACTGTAAAGATACGTGGTAAGGATGACGTATTAAAAGGCGTTAACCCAGCGAAATATAAAAAACCGATTAGCCAAACGGTAGAAAAGCATGCGATGCTACAGGCAAATGATGCCTCACAAAGAGCACCGGTGGATTCCGGGGCATTAGCAGCTAGTATTACAGCTAGTGTTTCTCCTATAGCGGGTGTAGCCGCTGGGTGGTCTTATGGATCTCCACTTATTTATGCAGCAGTACAAGAGTACACCCACAAAACAAAGAAAGGCTTTTTAAGAAAAGCCGCGTTTGATGGTGAACCCTTATTGGTGAAAAACTTAGAAGGTGTAGTTAAAAAAGTAGCAAACGGTGAGTGGTGATAAGTTATGTTGAATGATGTAATGTATTCATTAAAAAAGTTGCTGGATGTTTTTGCGCCTACTACATGGATATACGATGGTGTTTCTGTATCAGGAAAAGACAAACCCTTCATTACCATTGAGGATTTGTCTGGAACAATTAGCAGGTATTCAAAGGAGAATTTCTCACGTAATCATCTGATACAAGTAGGTGTGTATGCAGATAAAATTTTTGATAGGAACGATTTGCAAGATAGAATAATTAACCGATTCGAAAAGGGTTCAATTGACTTGTACGATACAAGTAAAAATAACCCAGAACGAATCGGTTTTTTTAATGCAGAAGTAAAGAATTTTGAACCACTGTCTCAAAAAGACGTTGAGATTTTAACAGCGAAACATTTGAGTTTTATTACTATAACAATCAGAAATTAGAGGGGGACTAAAAATGGCAGAAGTGAAAAAGAGTAATGCACCTGAGTTTAAAGGTGCCGAAACACTTTACTTGATTGACATTCCGCAACCTGATGGGAAAACTACAAAAACAGTTCGATTTTTTAACCAAACGTCAGGTTCACGATCAATTGAGGCTGGAGAAATTGAGTTGAAAACAAAAGATAAGAGTGGATCTGATTACGGTGACGTAACACAATCAGCTAGTATTGAAGGGATTTGTACTGAAGGTGACGAGGGACTTGATTATGTAGAAGAAGCAATTCTTAATAAAGTTTTAGTAAGAATTCATGAAGTTAACCTACGTAGTGCAACCGCTTCTGAGTTTAAAGTTAAATCAGGAACATACATGTTGAATAGTTTGGAACTTTCTCATGAAAATGAGGAGTACTCAAAGTATTCTATTGGCTTAAAATTAAATGGTAAAATTTCTAAAGGGACGCTTAATAAAGTACCAGAAGGCGCGCCTTCTGGTGATGTAGCTACACCAGGAACTGAATAAGGATGTTTGGAGGAGGATGAGAGTTGGAATCTATAACAGAAATAATTGCTGATTTTGAAAAAAGAATTAACGATCTACAAAGAGATAATGAAGGTTTAATTCAAACGTTAAATTGTGTTTCAGCAAGTGTAGAAGGATTAAGTCGAAAGGTTAGTATGTTAGAGGAAGCATTAGCGACGAAAGCTGATATAACTCATGTTCAACTAATAAATAAACAATCTGAAATAATTAAGAAGATTAACGATAGTAAATCGGTAGGGATGGATTGTAAAGTTGGGGTTTCATTAGATGGAAGAGTTGTAGCGGAATCTATTGTGGAACATACAGCTGATTCAATCCAAGGTCGCGTAGTAAAAGGGAGTGAGATAAATGAAACTAGATAAACAAGAACAAGCGGTTGCAATTGGTACATTTATTTCAATGCTAGGACAAGACCTTGTAAATGAACGCATCGATAAACAGAAATTAGAAAGTGTACTTCCTATCTTTAATGAAATGCAAGATAATACAACACCAAAGCAAAAGAGAGAAGCAATGATTAGTTTGCTTGGTAAAGCAGTGGATGAATTCCTGGAAAATAAATAATCGAGATTTGAATAAGCGTTCATATAAACGCTTTTTTATTTTGAACAAAAAATTGGAGGTAATTATTATGGCTGAAAAATCATATACGCGTTTCGTAATTAATGGTAAAGAACAAGAACTGAAGTTCTGTTTACAAGCACTGAGATTATTAGATGAAAACGGTGGGCCAATGCAATTCGTTTCCCAAACTATGCAAGGCGGAATTACTAATTTCACAGATGTGGTCTATTATGCACTGATTCATACAAATGAGGGAATCACGTATGAAGCTGTACAGAAAGAGATTGAAAATATGTTTAATGCAGAAAAACTAGACCTTGATGAAATTCTAAAGTACAACAAAGCAGTTGTGCTAAATAGTTTTTTCTTCCAGAAGACAGTGAAGAAACTTCTAGGGACAATGACAGCGGAACAACAGAAATCGTTCGAGAACCTGTACGCATAAATATTGATGAATTGCAAGGTGAGTGTTTTCGTTTTTTTAATATGACCACCTTGCAATCTTGGCGTATTAGTCTCAAGGAATATCACCTTATGTTGAACGGATATAAAGAACAACTACTTGATAAGTACGAGTTTGCAAGTGTACAAGCTTTGTTTAATCGGAATGCTCAAAGTGACAAAATCAAGTCATTAGCGGATATATATACACGTCCAGAAAGTGTTCGTGATATTGAAAAACAAGCAAATGAACGGAAAGAAGTAGTTGAAAAAATTCAAAGAAACGAATCGTTCTTTGATCAAATAGAATCGATGATTAGAAGTCAAATACAAGAAGAGGAAGGGTAGGTGAGGTAAATGAGTAAAACTCGTGTAACGGTAGAATTGGTGGCGAATATTTCAGACTTAGTAGGTAAGTTAGGTCAAGCGACACAAGCATGGAATACATTTTTTCAGCAGATTAGTAGACCACCTCCTATCCCACCAGCACCGCAACCGCCGTCACCTCCACCATTACCGCCAGCGCCACCAGCACCACCGCCTCCTGATTATTCAGGGTGGCGTGCTAGATTTCAAGAAGTAGGTAATCAAGCAATTGAAATGGGCCGACGTGTACAGCAAACAGGGCAAACAATGCAAAATGCATTTGGTCCTGCAGCTGCAGCGTCGGCTTTTGCTTTAGGGAGTATGATTCAAAAGTCACGAGAATTTGAATCACAAACTCGTAAAGCGGCAGTTTTAACTGCAGGTGACTACGGTCAAGTAAAGAAAGCGATTCTTGATATGGCAAAGAATTCTGTGTATTCAACAGGGCAGGTAGCAGCGGCTTTTGCTGAAATGGGCGCGAAAGGTTTCGATTCGGCTCAAGCAACGTCCGCATTACCTGGTGTGTTGAGTGCAGCGGCTGCATCAGGCGAAGACCTGGGAATGGTTGCTGATACGATTACGTCAGCTTTAAACTCATTTGGTATGGAGGCAAGTCAAAGTACACATGTTGCTGATGTTCTAGCAACAGCCGCAAACGCAACAGCTGCAGGGATAGGAGATATGCAATACGCTTTTAAATATGCGGCGGGTCCTGCATCTCAATTAGGCATATCGATGGAAGAGCTAGCGGCTTCTGTTGGTATTATGTCAAATAGCGGTATTAAAGGGGAGACCGCTGGTACAGCATTACGTGCATCTTTACTACGTTTAGTTAAACCGCCAAAAGCAGCGGCGAATGAGTTAAAACGACTTGGCGTATCTATTACGGATCAACAAGGTAATATGAAACCATTGTCTCAAATTATTGGTGAGTTGAAATCAGGAATGGAAGGTATGACAAGTGCACAAAAAGGTGCGGCGTTAGCGACAATATTTGGTACAGAAGCTGTATCAGGTATGATGGCACTTGTAGCAGCAGGACCTGAAAAGATTGATGCTTTAACGCAGTCCTTAGTGAACTCGGACGGTGCTTCTAAAAAAGCTGCGGACTCCATGCTTGAAGGATGGGCCGGAGCACTGACGAAAATGGAATCCTCTCTTGATGCTGCAGCACGTGCATTTACTGATGCATTAGCTCCCGCATTAATGGCGGTAGCTGGAGTAGTTGAAACCTTGGCAAACGCGTTTATGAAATTACCAGCCCCTGTGCAGACGGTGGTTGCTTCCGTAGTAGCATTTACTACGGCTTTTTTAGTTGTAGCAACGGTAATTGGCATGGTAACAAATGCTGTAGGTACAACCATGATTCTATTTGGTAAATTAGCTAATTATATAAGTAAAAGTTCAGCTGTAGCTTTTATTGCTAGAAATGCCATGATAGCACTGCGTGCAGCTTTTGTGTTTCTAACAGGACCAATCGGAGCAACGATTGCAATTCTAAGCTTAGTGGGGGTAGCGCTAGTTCAACTTTACAAACATAACGAGACTTTTCGAAATGCCGTTAACAGTGCGTGGGAATCTATAAAAAGTGGGACAGTAGCGGCGGTTGAAGCTATGAAATCTGCTATTGATTCTTTAGGTTCTTATCTTGGGACAATACCGGAAAAATTTTCAGCAATGGGTACAGCAATAGGCGCAGCATTAGAGGCAGGGTTAATTAAAGCGGGTCAAGTGTTTTCTGGTTTTGCAACAGCAGTAGAGGTTTCGTTAACTGTAATAAAATCAAAATTTAGTGAATTTGGTCAGGGGATAAGTGGTGCGTTTAGTTCAGCAATATCAGGACTTGGTTCAGCATTTGCTGGAATTGGATCAGCTCTTTCTCCAGTAATTGATTTTATTAAAATGTCTTTCTCCTCAATAGGAAATACGATAGCCACTTTAACACCATTAATTGTACGTTTAGGTTTATCGTTTTTAGGTGTTTCAGGCCCCGTAGGATGGGTAATCGCTATTGTAGCTTCTTTAGGTGCTACGATATTTAAATTGATAAATACAAATGATCAAGTGAAGTCTGCTTTTATGTCGGCTTGGCAGTCTATACAATCAATTTTTAGTTCTGTGATGTCTGCGATTTTGCCGGTTGTTCAGTCGATAGCTCAAGGGATTACACAAGCATTTGCACCACTTGCTCCTGAATTTGCGAAAACCGGACAAGTTATAGCAGAAAGCTTCGCCACACTTGGACCTGCGCTTTCTGAGCTAGGCGCGGCCTTTGGTGAGTTAGGTTCTACAATAGCTAGTTTGTTTAGTGAAGTAGTACAAGCTGTAGTACCGATAGCACTCGATTTATTCCGTTTGTTTGGAGAAACAATCCAAGCCGTAGTACCTTTAGCGTCTGATTTATTTAAACTTTTTGGGCAAGTAATACAAGAAGTAATGCCTATGATTAATGAATTAATTCAGATGTTTGCTGATACGACAATAGAAATTATGCCAGTGATAACGGAGGCTATACAACAAGTAGCTCAAATTTTTACTGAGCTAGCAACTACGGTTTTACCAATATTCGCTCAAGCTTTTCAAACGGCATTCCCTATTATATTACAAGTGATCCAGGCGGCGTTTAGCATAGCAGGAATGCTGATTCAAGGGTTTGGAGAAGTTTTATCAATCATAGCGACGTCAGTGATTCCGATTATTCTCCAGGCAGTACAAGCGGTCTTCCCAGTAATAGCTGGGATTATTGCTGCTGCGATTTCCGTTGCGATTCCGATTATTCAATTATTAGGCCAGGTAATCTCTATCATAGCGACTACGGTTATTCCTTTAATTTTGCAAATAGTCCAGGCGGTTTTCCCGGTAATAGTTTCTATAATTCAAGCGGCGATTCCTGTAGCCACTGCGATACTTGAAGGTCTAGCAACAATAATAAAAGGCGTAGTGATCCCGGCGATTCAATTTATTTTGTCGATTGTCCAGGCGGTTTTCCCCGCTATTATGGGCGTAATAACCTCTGCTATTGGGATAATCACCAACATAATAAAGCTTTTTACTTCAGTTTTAAAAGGAGATTGGAGTGGAGCGTGGAACGCGGTGAAAGGCATTACGTCGAGTGTGATGTCATTAATCGGAAATATCATCCAAGGGGCGATAAATTTAATTTCTGCGGTCGTGACTGGTGGGTTAAATTTAGTGAAATCTATTTTTTCTAGTGTTTTATCAGCGGTAGGTTCTCTAGTAAGTTCAATTTTTTCAGGTATAGGTTCAGTCATTTCATCTGTTATGAACGCAGTAGGTAGCATCATTTCTTCAATTTGGAATGCGGCTAAGTCAGCGACATCTAGTATCTTAAATGCTATCTATAACACAGTGACTCAAATTTTCGGCAATGTAAAGTCATTCCTAAGCGGAATCGATTTAGGAAGCATAGGAAAAAATATGATGCAGGGACTTTTAAACGGAATAAGCTCAATGGCTGGGGCGATTTGGGATAAAATTACGGACATCGGAAATGGAATTAAAGATAAAATTTCAGGTCTGTTATCGATCCACTCACCGAGTCGTTGGTTCAGGGATTTCATCGGTGTCAATATGATGAAAGGTTGGATTAATGGTATAGATGCTATGAAAGGTGCTGTACAAAGAACAACCGAACAAATGACTGAATGGATGAAACCTGAAGCTCTACAAGTAGAGACTGTATACGGAATGCCAAGAGGACTTGGTGCGTACCAGACAGCTAAACCACAAGCAAGCTCAGGAAATACGGATGCCGGAACTGCTTCAAATTCTACAGCTAGTGAAAGACAACCCGCGTATATTAATATACAGCTTGGTAGACAAGAGTTTAATAGGTTCGTTGATGATATTACTGGAGAGCAAGAAGCTGTGAAAAAACGGAAAGAAGTATTTTAAAGGAGGGCGGTAGATTGTTAGTTTTTAATGGGATTAATTTAGAAGAATATTTCGAGCAAAAATACGAAAAAGGATTTTTTATGGTTAACGATATAAGAGGTCGCGGAATTTTAAGTGACGAAATTAATGAGTTAACGGTACCTCACCGCCCAGGTTCATATTTTTTAAGTAAAAGGACTCCCAAGAGAGTATTAGAAGTAGATTTCTCTCTTAAGGGAGTCTCTCTTTTTGAACTAAGGAAACGGATAGATGAATTAAATGGTTTATTAGATACAGACGAACCTGTAAAAATTACCTTCACAGACGAACCAGATATTGTGTATTACGGGGTTAAAGAATCTGTGGCGGAGACTTTAGAAAAATCTAATATTCATCAAGCAACTATTACACTAATATGTCCAATGCCGTATAAGTTAGGAAAAGAGCAAACCGTTGAATTTAAAAAAGACGTTAATGGGTTAGTTGCTAATATCCAAAATAAAGGAACGGTTCATTCTAACCCTATCATTGAAATTGATATTACAAAGCCAAATACTTTTTTAGATGTATGGTTCGGCGGAGGATCCTTAAGTGATCGAGATTATTTTCGTATCGGTATGCCACTAAAAACTGTGGAAAAGCCTGTAGAAAGGAATCAACGTATAGTATGGGATGAAATGGCCACTACCGTCGGATGGAGTAAAGTCAGCTCAATGGAAGATGGGGAACCGGTTGGTGAAATGAAATCAGATAAATATCAATTTTATTGTTCTGATTTTGGGACTGGAACGGGAAAAGGATGGCACGGTGCAACTGTTAAAAAAAGTATCCCTGGTGGCCCAGTACAAGATTTTATTATGCAAGCCTATGTTACATGTAAGAGTAAAAAGATTAACGAAATGGGAAGGGTTGAGATAGCGATACTCGATGAAAACAGCAAAGTTCTTTCGAAAATTGCTATGAACGATCTTTATTGGCAAGCTGAGCAAAATTTTGGAACGATGGTAATTGGATATGATAACAAGCCGGGGAAAACAGGTTTGATCTATGAGAGTGGCGATTACCCGAATACATGGAATCAGTATTTTGGTCGATTGTGGATAGCTAGGACCGGAAATGTATGGGAAGCGTATATTTCAAAATTCCTTCCAGGGACAGAAAAGGATGATTCAGAGCGCTTTGCGAGATGGACTGATAAAGACAACAAGCATATGGAAAAAGCAGCTCAAATACAGATTAGTATCATGCAGTGGCAAGATGTACCGCCAGTAGAAGCAATGTCAGTTAGTGATTTAAAGTTTTGGAAAGTGAATTTAAATACAAATAACACACCGCCTTATATAGTTGATGTCGGTGATAAGGTCGTGATTGATACAGAAAGTAGTCATGTCAGTATTGAAGGGAAAAACGCGATTAACATAAAAGAGTTTTTCAGTAATTTTCCTGTTATTCATAAAGGTGCTAATATACTCGAAATTATGCCATCTGATATTGGAACAGCAAAAGTTAAATATAGGGAGCGATTTCGATGAGAACACCAAGCGGATTACTTCATGTTGTTGATTTCAAAACAGATCAAATTCTATCCGCTATTCAACCAAAGGACTACTGGGAAGATAAACGTCATTGGGAAATCAAGAATAACATTGATATGCTAGAGTTCAAAACTTTTGACGGCACTCCACATGCAATTACATTACAACAGCAGAACTTGGTTTTAAAGGAAGTACGAGATGGTCGAATTGTTCCGTATGTTATTAACAATGAAGTAGAAAAAGATTCAAATGATAGATCATTAACTGTACACTCGTCTGGTGCCTGGGTTCAAATAGCGAAAGATGGGATTATTAAACCTCAACGTATAGAGAGCGAAACAGTTAATACGTTTATTGATATTGCTCTTACAGATTCAAAATGGCAACGTGGAATAACGGATTATTCTTCATTCCACACGATGACTATTGATGAATTCATCGATCCCCTCACTTTTTTTAAGAAAATTGCAGCTTTGTTTGAGTTGGAAATACAATATCGTGTTGAAGTATTCGGTTCTCGAATTACTGGATGGTACGTTGATATGATAAATAAACGAGGGAGAGAAACAGGGAAGGAAATAACCCTGGGAAAAGACTTAGTTGGCGTTAGACGCATTGAACATTCCAGGGATATTTGTACCGCCTTAGTCGGCTTTGTACGAGGTGAAGGTGACGAACTTATAACGGTTGAGAGCATCAATAACGGACTTCTTTATATTACAGATAGTGATGCCTTTCAACGCTGGAATGCACATGGTAAACATAAATTTGGTTTCTACACTCCAGAAACAGAAGATCAAAATATGACACCACAACGATTACTGACTTTGATGAAGACGGAATTAAAAAAACGTGTCAATTCTTCAGTTTCTTATGAAGTAGAAGCGCAATCGATTGGACGTATTTTCGGACTAGCACATGAACTAATTAATGAGGGCGATACAATCCGAATCAAAGATACAGGCTTCACACCTAAGTTATACCTTGAAGCGAGGGTAATCGCTGGTGATGAATCATATACTGATCCTTCGCAAGATAAATATGTGTTTGGTGATTATCGTGAAATTACTGATCCAAACGAAGAACTACGAAAGATATACAATCGTATTCTTAGTTCACTAGGAAGTAAGCAAGAGCTGATTGATCAGTTAGATCAATTAGTGAAAGATGCAAATGAAACAGCTAGTAATGCTAAGAAAGAATCCGAAGCAGCGAAAACATTGGCTGAAAAAGTTCAAGAGAATCTTAAAAATAACACAGTAGAAATAATTGAAGCTAAGAACCCACCAACAACAGGACTTAAACCTTATAAAACGCTTTGGCGTGATATTAATAATGGTAAGCCTGGTATCTTAAAAATATGGACAGGTACAGCTTGGGAATCTGTTGTACCCGATGTAGAGTCTGTCAAAAAAGAAACACTTGAACAGGTTAATAGGGATATTCAGTCCACAAAAGAAGAATTAGATAAAAAAGTAGAAGATGCGCAAAAAGAGACAAATGGACAATTCATGGAAGTAACAGAAAATCTTCAAGAAGTTTCTCTAACCATTAAAAATGTACAAAACTCTCAAGGTGAAATAGATAAAAAAGTTACTAGCTTGCAGCAAACTAACGAAGGGTTCAATAAATCTATTGAAGCATTAACAAAAAAAGATGGTGAAATCACTGAGAAACTAAATACAGTAGTAGAGAATTCCGAAGGCACAATAAAGAAAATCTCTGAGGTGCAGCAAACAACTAATGATCTAAAGAAAACCACAACTGAAATTACAGAAAAGGCTGGTCGGATTAGTGAGAAGTTAGAGAGTGTAGAAAAGAAAGTTAATAACGATAAAGCTGGTGGACGTAACCTTTTATTAAAATCAAATGTTAAATATGAGAAGACCGATTATTTAATCAACCATTACAATTCTACTGAAAATTTCTCTACAGGTGAGGAATATACCTTTGTAATTAAAGGGAGTGTAACGCAAGGTCAGAAATTTGGAATTTGGCAGAATGGCGGGTCTAGCAATGTTGGATATGCAACAAGTGTTTATGGTAATGGAATAACTTATTTAACCTTCAAAGCTGTTGCGGCTACAAGTGGAAATGAACGAAAGTTAAGCTTATATAACTATCCGAGTAGTACTACGAAATCTATTGTGGAATGGGTTGCCTTGTATAAAGGAAATAAGCCGCAGGATTGGACGCCACCGCCTGAAGAGCAGGTAACAACCGATGAATTCACCAAGAAAACCAATGAAATTACAAAAAGTGTAGATGGTATTAAAGAAACAATAACAAAAGTAGAAAATAATCAAAGTGGATTTGATAAGCGTGTTGCTACTGTAGAAAAAGATGCAACTTCCATTAAACAAAATGTCTCTTTAATACAAAATACGCAGACAGAACATGGGAAACAATTACAAGAGGCGAAAGCTGGATGGGAAAATACTGCGAAAGCACTTGAAGGTAAAGTTGAGCTTAAACAAGTAGAGGATTATGTTGCTGGGTTTAAGATTCCAGAGTTGAAGCAAACAGTTAATCAGAATAAACAAGATTTATTAGATGAATTAGCCAACAAGCTTGCAACTGAACAATTTAACCAGAAGATGACTTTAATTGATAACCGTTTCATTATTAATGAACAGGGCATCAATGCCGCAGCGAAAAAGACAGAGGTATATACGAAGACGCAAGCTGATGGACAATTTGCAAAAGATTCTTATGTAAGAGATATGGAAACGCGTCTTCAGTTAACGGAAAAAGGCGTTAGTATATCTGTAAAAGAAAACGATGTAATTGCAGCATTCAATATGAGTAAAGAAAACATTACTTTGAATGCGAATAGGATTAACTTAGTAGGTTTTATTACAGCGAATCATATCAAAGGAAAAGTTTTAGAAGGAGTAACACTTAAAACGAGTGGAAACAGATTTGTTGAAATAAATAAGCAAGACATGAAGATTTTCGATTTAGATAAGCCACGTGGTTATATAGGATTTATGGAAACCAATGATGGAAGTATTCAACCCTCATTAGTACTTGGTTCTGATAATAGAAAATACGCTGGTACAGGATCATTTTATATTTATCAAGTCATGCCACGGATTAATGGAGTCGATCAACCTTCAAAAGCGTTTGCAACATTTGGAGTTTCTAAAGGAGAAAATGCAGAAGGTAGTAATATATGGTCATCATTTATTAATATGCAAAATGATGGTGGTCATCTGAGCTTATATGCAGATGGGCAATTTCGTTTTAAAAACTTGAATGATATTATTTTTGAATCTGAAGGATGGGCCCCAGGATACGGCTACTTCTTTGTGACCACAACGGAACCGCATATTTTTAAAAATAACCCAGGACAGTTTACGTTTAAAAGGAAAGGTAGTGACTACAATATAACCTTCATCAATGGCGCCACTGATCATGATTTAATCATGGGTAATGCAATGATAAGATCAAGTATTGTACAAGGTTATAACAACGGACTACAGATTAAAGGTATGATGGGGCAAGGATGGAAAGATATAGAATTAAGAACGCTACGAGCGAATGAAGATATTAGTGCTGTTGGGCAAATGTGGGCGAAAGCATTTAATCCTACATCAGCTAGAAATATGAAAGAAAATATAAAAGATATTCCTTTCTCAGCTCTTGATAAAATCATGAGTTTAGTTATCAAACAGTACAACTTCAAGGACGATATGTATGATCTGTATCAAATGCGTGTGAACAAGCCGGAAGAACAAACAGAACCATATACAACGAAAGATATCGAAACTTATTTCGGTATGATTGCAGATGATACGGACGATGTATTTACAGATAAAGAGAAAAAGGCCATTAATTTATATAATACTGTTTCTCTTTTTATCGCAGCTTTCCAACAGTTTTACGATGAATATAAATTATTGAAAGAAGAAAGCGCACAATCAAAAAGAAGGATTGAAACGCTCGAAACCAATATAGCTGAGCTGAAAGATATAGTTCAAAAATTAATAAACGAGAAACCGGAGCAGCAGTTATAAGCTGGTCTTTTTTTATTGTCTAAAAAGGGGTGATGGCGGTGGAGCAAAAAGAGTACGAACGTATTGCGAAATTAGAAGTGCATCTTCAGACGATGAACGCCGCAGTTAAACGAATCGAGGAAAAGCTAGACTACAATCAAAAAAATTATATGCAAAGGACTGAAGTTGATGAAATGTTCAAGTTCCGTGATCGAGAAATACGAGACTTAAAACTAGCGCAAGAAAAGTTGGAAAGTAACAAAAAAGCACATATATCTATGTGGATTTCAGGACTGTCATTGGCAGTCCTTTTATTATTTAATATTTTAAATTTCTTTAAATGAGAGGGGGTGAGAGCATGGGGAACTTTGATGCAGCTTCAATTAGTCGTTATGTCGTATTAGTAATTGCTGTGATTAATAGTGTCTTAAATCTGATTGGATACCAAACGATTGATGACAAAATTACAAACGATTTAGTAGCCGTAATTACAGGAGCATTTACTTTGTATATGGCTTGGAAGAACAACTATTTGAGCAACAAAGGATTACAACAAAAAGATGTATTAGAAAAAAATAGCTTACACTAAAAGGAGATGTTGAGTAATGGAAATTAGAAAAAATTTAGTTGACCCAAGTAAATATGGTACAAAATGCCCCTATACGATGAATCCAGAATTCATTACTGTCCACAATACTTATAACGATGCTACAGCAGCAAATGAAGTATCTTATATGATTCGCAATGATAACCAAGTATCGTTTCATATTGGGGTAGATGATAAAGAAGCTGTACAAGGAATTTCTTTAGAGCGTAATGCTTGGCATTGCGGTGATGGTGGTGGTAACGGAAATCGTAAATCTATTGGAGTTGAAATCTGTTACTCTTTAAGTGGTGGAGATCGATATTATAAAGCAGAAGATAATGCAGCTATCGTTGTAGCCCAACTCATGAAACAGTACAATATTCCAATTAGTAAAGTTTGCACACACCAATCATGGAGCGGGAAGTATTGTCCTCATCGCATGTTAGCAGAAGGACGTTGGGATAGCTTTATTGAAAGAGTCCAAAACGCATATAACGGTGGAGGTAATAATATGAAATGGACAATGAAATCAGGCGGATTAGGAGTTAATTTAGCTCAAGAAATTATGGATAAACTCGCTGAATTCAAAGTGAAGGGTAACTTGGTTTATGAAGCGGATGGTATTTTCTATCTGCAATGCGAACCTGTTGACGACCGTAATAAATTAGGTGCTATCACATGGTATTTTAGAGATTATAAAGGATGGTATTGCGAAGTTTATCAAGTATAAATTGAATTTAATAAAAGAATAGTTTAATCAAAAATAAGAGCCGTCCTGTTGAGCGGCTTCTTTAATTTATACTTATTAATTCATTAAACTTAAATTCAGTATTTAAATTAAAGTATCCAATACACGATAGCAAAGGTAAAACATACTATATAACAGCAAATGGAGCCTATGTGTATGTGAAGTAAATAAAAGAGAGAAAAACAAAAGACGATTCCTATTTAGAATCGTCTTTTGTTTCTATTTCTGTAAATCGTTTAATTACCTTTCCATCACGTTCAATTGTTTCGAAAAACATCTCATAAGGTCTCGCAAAAATAGTACCAGACTCATTTTGATATATGACTAGTGTTTCATTTGTTTCTGAGTGCTGTGCAGTGCATATCATTTTGTAAATAGCACCTTTAAAGTGTTTGAATGTTCTCATGATGATCCTCCTGTTAATCCTTGAAAATCGGATATAATTGTGCAGCTAAAAGGACAAGTGCACATACGGTAATATACCCCATGTTTTCTAAATTAACAGCATGAGCAAGTCCTGTGCTTGCGATGATTGTTAAAATAGCCGTGAAAATATGTGAAGTGACCCCCGAAAGTTAGACAGGTCGTTTCATTAGGCAGCCTCTAGGGTATGAGCCCGGTATTGTACTGGGCTCATACCCTTTAATTTTGCCTTAATTCTTTTATGATTATAGTATTCTATATACTTTGCTAACTCTTGTTTGAAATGTGTTATACTTTCAAATTCTTTTCGATACAGAAATTCCGATTTCATGATACCGAAGAAATTTTCAATAACGGCATTGTCATAACAGTTTCCTTTGCGAGACATACTTTGAGTTATGCCACAATTCTTAAGAGAATGACGGTATTGTTTCATTTGATAGTGCCAACCTTGATCAGAGTGAATGAGGAGTTTATCCGGATCGGTTACACAATAAAGGGCTTGGTCCAACATCGTTGAAACAAGGGAATAGGTCGGTCTTGAACCAATTGTATACGTGATAATTTCACCATTAAATAAATCCAACATTGGTGATAGGTATAACTTCTCCCCAAATAACTTAAACTCCGTAATATCTGTAACCCACTTTTCATTTGGTTTTTCAGCTTGGAAGTTGCGATTTAAAATATTTGGTGCAATTTTCCCAACTGTCCCTTTGTAAGAGCGATATTTTTTCATACGAACCAGACATTTTAACCCTAATTCTTTCATAAGACGATACACTTTTTTATGATTTACTTTGTGTCCACGATTCATAAGTTCATCACGAATACGACGATAACCATAACACCCATCGTGTTCATTATAAATAGCTTGAATCAGTTCTTTTACCTCCGCATTTGGATCAGGACGATTAAAATGTTTCATCCAGTAATAGTACGTACTACGTGGAATGTTTGCGAGTTGAAGTAACTCCTTGATAGGAAATTCATGCCTTAACTCGTAGATTACTTGCGCTTTGTCTTGTTTGGTGATTTTTCTTTGTTTTGAACTAAGGCATTCAACTTTTTTAAATATGAATTTTCCATACGTAAACGCTCATTTTCCGCTTGTAAGGCTTCGATTGATCCTTCATCTACTGGTTTTATTTTTTTATCTTTCATGGTTGGACGCCCCTTTTTCTTTGATTGTAGGGCATCCAATCCTCCTGTTTCATAAGCTATTTTCCATTTCCGAAGTGTTTCATAAGACGGTATATTGAAAAGTGCCGCTGTTTCTCTGATAGATGTCCCGTGTTCATTCATATAATAAAGTACATCTAGTTTATACTGGGCTGGGTAGAATGTATAGCACTTTTCAAAGGCCTTTTCACCTGAAGACTCATATCGTCTAATCCACTCACGAAGTACGCTAGGGTTAACTCCTATAGATTTAGCAATTGTTTTTCCACTTTCTGTACCATCTAAATATCGTTTCACCGCTTGGATTTTTTCTTTTGAAGAAAATTTAGCCATAAAAAATGCACCTCCAATTGTTAGACTGTGTCTAACAATTGGGGTGCACTTCAATGTAGCTTCTTGGCTTTTTTTCGTTCAGGAGAATTTTCAGTGACTTCTGTTAGAAAGATATCCAAAATTTGTTGCACTTTGGATTCAATCATTTCTCTTGCAAAGTCTAGGATTCTTAATTTTTCTTCAGCTGAAGTAGTCGAGTAATTTACATCTAAATATTGGCGCAAGGTTTCTTCTTCCACATGCCTTTGTACAATAGCTCGCAAGTTATTCATTTTTTAAACTATTATACTCCTTACGTAACATGTCAGCTATTTCTTTAGCCGCCTCGTTTATATGAGACATTAAGTGATCCCCAAGTTCTTTAGCAGTTTCAAGAGATACATTACTTACTCCTCTATCTGTAAGGAAGCTTTGAATTTCACTGTCAAGGTGCAATTTAGATGTATTTACATTTTCAGATTGATAATAAACAGTATTACTTTGCTTATTATAAGGTTTTAGAGCTTCAGAAGTTAACTTGATTAGTGCTAATTGACAAAATTTAATTCCAGGTGTTAGTCGTATAGGAACTGAAGAATGATTTATAGCTAAAAAACTTAATCTTCCTTCATATCCTGGATTCATGTAACTAGCTGGACTAATCATAAAACCAAGTAATTTGACACTGTACCGTTCTAAAATTTGAGCCGCCATATTTGTCGGAATTTTAAAATATTCATTTGTTTGGACTAATATGGATTGGTTGGGTTTCAAATAGAATTCCTCAGTTCTAATATCAACTTCTTTATAAAATTCTATAGGAACTTCAGCACCTAATATTATAGGATCTTGTGACTCATAGACTTTTACATGATTATTTAAAGTTAAATTGATAGTTGCACCTTCGCAATTTTCTGGGATGTAGGGTTTAATCAAGTCGGTATTTTGCGCAAGGAACATTAGGTCTTTATCACTTAAAAACATTTAATAGCCCCCCCTTAATAAGTAACTAAATGTGCTATTAATTTAACTATGTATCATTAGGTGTAATATAGCAATATAAATTTAACATTTTTTATAAGGATAAACAGCAAATGAAACCTATGTGTATATGAAGTATTAAATTAAGAGTCACCTTTAAATTTACTGAATATTTACTTTTTTTATGTATAAATAATTGTTTTAATTTACAATTTAGTATATAACTGTTAATTTTAACGTGTAAGTCTATTAAACTGAAGCGAGGGATATGTATGTTTAAGAAACTTGGAACAAGTGTGCTTGCAACTGGAATTTTATTATTAGGAGCAAGCGGTGTGGCTGCTGCTGAAAAATCAGAGGTACAGTTAAATAATGCTATTTCAGCTTCTGAACAGCATATAGAGAAGGCACCAGCAGATATGAGAAAGGTTACAGTTACAAGATACTATGAAAACCGTAGTGATGTACCCATTGAACTTGAGTATGAGGATGAAAATGGTTATAAAGGGGTATTACCACGAGTAGATGTTCAACCCCATGATTTTCTAGGAGGCTATATCGCTACTTATAAAGGATGGCTTTATAGATAATTTTATGGGTATATGTTTAATGTTTAAAAATGAAGAGATTTATTACAAAAGAATAGTTTGATTAACAAAAATAAGAGCCGTCCTATGGGCGGCCTTTTTCGTTATGCTACTTCCACTCTACTAAAGTACGTTTCTTGCAACTTCCAAAATTAATAAATTATTAATGCGCAAAGTGGATAAATGTTCAATTAATTGTCAGTTTTCTTTGTTTTACGAGTGATTGTTACTTTTACATCTAAGTATTTTTCATATACTTCACTAAATAAATCTTCTTTTTTCTCTGTTCCATAATATTCATTCCGAACGTATAAAACGGATTTTTTCTTTCTCAAAATAACTCCACCCTTTCATCATTAAACTACTTGTTATATGCAGGATGTTCCCAATAATCTTTTACGACGTTAGGGATATTATTATGATCAAAGTTTTTAAAGTTAATTTTGTCTAAGCTCTCGCGGTCTATGTTCATTTTCATTACAGGATCGCTCTTTTTGTTTCCATATGTATCTGTTAGCTCAGCTTTCCATACAAAAATAACCTTCTGGATTTCTTTTTCTTTGGATAACTTTTTTAATATATTGGTAGTCCCGTTCCATGTAAGCACTTTATCGTTAGCGTTTTTTAAGTTAAGTAATACCACTTTATTATTTGGATCGGGTAAATCGAAGTTTTTATTTACTTCAACCGACTCTACATCATCTATTCCTATGGTCTTTTTAACAATTTTTTCGATGCTGACATTAAACTTTTTCTCTTTATTTTCTTCCTTTATTTTTTCTTTTTCCTGAGTTTTTTGTTCTTTTTCTTGTTGCTTTCTTTGTTTCTCAGCTTCTTTTTCCGCTTGCTTTGTAGCTTGTTCCTCATCCTTTTGAATTACCGCTTGAGAAGTTACTTCGTTATTTTGTGGCGTACAGCCAGACGCGAATAATAAAGACATTCCGATAAACACTGCCCCTAATGTATTGAAATACTTTTTTCTCATTTTCCCCCTCCTATGATAGTGTATTGCAAGATTATTGTATCAAATAACAACATAAATTTAAGTATTCATCTAATATTTGTAAGTAAAAAAGACGCTAATTATGCGTCTTTTTCATGTTTGATAACATCTTTAATACCATAAACTTTTTCTATTCCTTGATCAGCAGCTAACTTATTTAATGTATCAAGTATTGCTTGTAATGTATCTATACGTATAGAACTAACATTACCGTTTACTAAATCACTAATTGTATTATGGCGGATTTTTGCTTCTACAGCTAATTTGTTTTTGGTTACACCTATCTCACGTAGTGTTTGCCCCAATGTAAATATCATATGTATTCTCCTCCGATACACAACCATCTTATCTCGTATTCTAACACAATTACATAAAAAATAGTAAACTTTTCTAGTTTACCTATTGACGTTCAACTAATTGAGTTATATATTTAACTTAATTAGTTGAACTTTCTGGGTTGAAAGGGGGCATAAATGAAAACTCTTAATAACTATTTTGGTCTAGAAACAAAATCTGATTGTATTTGGTTTTATGGTTTTTATACTGTGGCTTCGGTTTTATTCGTTATTAATATGCTTATAGCTCACGTGCTATAGGCTCTTTCTTTAACTAAATATCGGACAACCTCCAGCCTCGTGAATATCCTTATTTGAAAAAATAGATATACACGAGGTCTAGTTTCCTATTGTCTTTTTTAGGTAACTAAGAGGAGGGATCCACACGAGGAATGACCTAACACTCGTTAAACTTGAACAGGTTAGCTAAGCCAACGTCAGAAAGTTAAGCGTCCTAACGAATAACGTTTCCTTGTTTGCGTTGTTAGGAGTCTAGGCGAGTACGGCCATTAACGGTACGGCGGTTGCTTGGCGTGTTACGGCACGGGTAGCAGCTGATAATGAAAGAATTATAGGTTACGAGTAATGAAGGATACGCCAGTAGTGCATTTCTTTTCCTGGTTCTTTCTGCAGATAGGACAAGCTTTATCTGTAAAAAGTCAGCTGTGTAAGAGATTACAGCGTTTAAACAGGGTGTTACTATACGGATTCCTTAACCCGATAGACCATGATTGACAGAACGTCTACTTTACAACGCTTTTTATTTTTGAAGCGTTGTAAGGTAGTCATTCTCTGCCCTAGCCGTTGTCCTGTACCCTCATCCCATGATTGTCTGCCGAAAGCAAAAGTCAAGTGTAAAAAGAAAAATAAAGATAAAAACTTATTAAGGCTGGAGGGGGAGGAATTACTCCTCGATGGTCCAGATCTCCTCAATTGGTCTACCGAGTTCTTTGCAAATTAGATAGGCCGTATCAAAACGAGGTTTAGTACGGTTACGAACAATTGCACTAAGAGTAGAATCGTCAACTCCAATACGTTTTGCAAAATCACTCTGCTTAATATCAAGCTCTGCAAAGATTACTTTGAGTTTACATTTAAACTTCATATACGTTCACCTCAAGGATTTACTTTCTATATACAAAAATAAACTCCTTTATAAATAGTACAAGCTAGAAAGAAAAAAATTGGTGTGGACGTGCAAAAATAATTCTCCAGGTCATATACCTATATCAAGACCACGAGGAATACCAAGTGGAAATGAGGACATCAAGAAGGGAAAGGTGAGGAACAATGAGACCTGGATATAAGTATTTAAATCGCATGCAACTGTATCCGTCACAAACACTTTACAACATGTACGTAGAGGCTGATGATCATGATGAAGTGCAATGTGTGTACAATCACATCGCAAATCACAGCATGTTAAAAAATCCAAACTACGTCGATATCGTTGACTTATTGGGAGAAGAAGACTCTTATGGTCCGTATAACGAAATAGGGATTCAAAAAAGGATTGATGCATACTTAGAGGACTGTAAACAGTGGAGGGATGAACGATGAGGTGGCAATATGATTACTTGAATGACACACCGTATCTGTATCCTTCTAAAGAGCTGAGAAGCATGTATAAAGAGTCCAGGGGTAAAGGTGAAGTAAACTCTATTCTAAAACATATGGAAAGACACGAGGTATCTAACAACAAAGAGTACCGAGGTTACTACAGCTTATCTAACGATATTATGGAAGATCTATACGGGGAAGAGGAAGAAATTCTTGAATGGGATGAAATGGTTAACCAGTATCAACCGATTCTCACGTCAAAAGGATTACAACTAAAAAGAAAGAGGGATTCGATATGACACTTGCTGGGGAAGTTGTAGTAATTTGGACAGCGACAGGATTGTCTGTAGTGGCGATGAAGGCAGCTGAGAAAATGGGGATGAGTGTACCACAGTGGCTTCCACGTATGACGATGTATACAACTCTTACCGGCTCGTTTTTGTATCTTCTACGTTATGTGCTAATGGTGTTTCTTTGAAGGAATGGAACCTAGAATCATGGGACACTTTGTTATATAAGAAAAACAACTTGTATGTAAATCTTCCAGTAAAGAGCAACTATATCCTTTAAGGATATATAAGGAGTGAACCCCCTATGCTTGAATTGTTATTAATACCTGCAGTTTCGCTCGGGTACGCTTTGCTAAATGATAGTTTAAAAGGTAAAGAGGATGATAGAAAGAAGATACAAGTATTCTTTGAAGTAAGTGGGATTGCAATTAGGAAGGATGAAAAATTACATTATCCGGTTTTTCTCGAAAGAAAAGAAGATGATCGTAGTACGACTTATGTATATAAACTTCCGTTAGGGATGCCATCTAAATTAATACAAAAGGTTGAGGATGTTGTAAGTGAAGGATTAAATAAGCCTGTACGTATCAAATACGATAACTACAAGATAATGATTCGGGTATTCAGTAAACGTATCCCAAAAAAGTGGTGTTGGAATGAAGGGCTAGTAAAAAAAGATGAATGGCAAGTACCGATGGGGCAAAGCCTCGAGAAGTTAATTTATCATGACTTTGATAAAACTCCTCATATGGTACTAGGTGGTCTTACACGAATGGGGAAAACAGTATTTATGAAAGTACTACTTACTACTCTGATTGAGGCGAACCCTGAAAATGCTCACGTATATTTAATTGATTTAAAGGAAAAGGGATTGGAATTTAGCGAGTTCAGCGGCTTAAAACAGGTGGAAGAAGTGGCTGATTCTGTAGAAAAAGCACATCATGTACTAAAACAAATAATGAAAAAAATCGAAGAGCGTGGAAAATTCATGAAGGAAAATGGTTACAAAAATATTGTTGAAACAAAAGAAAAAGATCGGTACTTCGTTATTGTTGATGAGGGTGCCGTACTTGCTCCGGCCAAAGGATTACCACGTCCCATTAATAAAATTCGAGAAGAGTGTCAGTACATGCTTAGTTATATAGCGACTGTATCGGGCGGCTTAGGATTTCGTTTGATTCTGGCTACACAATATCCGACCGTTACGTCAATCCCATCAGTAGTAAAACAGATGTCCGATGCGAAGTTAGGTTTTCGGCTACCAACATATAAGGCATCTGAGGTTGTTCTTGATGAATCGGGGCTAGAAACATTGCCGTCCTTACCTGGTAGGGCTATTTATAAAACTGATCGATTAACGGAGCTACAGGTACCTTTTATCAGCGATAAATTGATGTGGAAACATCTAAAACAATACGAGGTGACGAAAGATGAACATCCAGACACATATCAAAATAAACCGTCAGATGACGATTCTGACCTCGATTAGAAAGCTGAAATTCGCAACACGTAGGCATCTAATGGCGGTGCACGATATGGGAGGGATTCGTAACGCGAATCGTATTTTAAAAGACCTCAGTCCTTATGTAAATAACGCAGTGTATCAAAAAGAATACGTGTATTACTTAAATAAAAAGGGCCGTGAACTGTTCGATGATACTGAGAAGATTGTACCAAATAGTCGACTAGCACACAGCTTAATGAGAAATGAAGCGTGGCTCTATCTGTTTTGTCCCGACGACTGGCAGATAGAAACACCTATACGTTATAAAGTAGATGATAAAAAGAAGCCAATTATTCCTGATGTGAAGTTCAGGGATGAAGAAGGTACACTAAATGCTGTTGAAATAGATCGTACGCAAATGATGATTGTGAACGCTGAAAAGATGAGCAGGTATAGGGAATTTTCGTTATACTACAAAAACAAATACAACGGAAAAATACCTCTCATTCATTTCTTTACTATGACAGAATACAGACAAAAAAAGCTGGAGCAACTTGCAGCTAAATACGATGTGTATGCGAAAGTTTATGTGGTTCCAGGTGTTTAATTCTTAAAATTGAGGTGGTCTATCATGAATGAATCGACAAAAGAATTGAATGCAATTTTACGTAAGTATGAGGTAAGCGGACCTCAACTTGCTTATTGGCTGTATCTAACACTTGAAAGAATGACAGAAGATTACCGTGATAATTATTTAGAAGAACTTGGTGACGAGAGAATGGCACAGTTGGATGCGTTAGTTGATGAACTAAATGGTGTGGTTAATGAATACTGGCAACTAATTAAATGAATCTACAGCTAAAAAAACTTAGAACCCTAACAGTAATAATACTTATATACTATTACTAATAATATACTATATATATAATATATAATTATTATTTTTATATTATATATATAAGGTATATTTTTTATAGAGGGGGTTCTTTTTCTTTTTTGTTTTTATTAGATGTTGTTGTGTATTGTTTACCCCCTCCTGAATTTTTGAGATTTATATATTTTTATTTTGACGACTGTAGAAAGTCGTCTTTTTGCTTTGGTAATAGATTGCCAGTATATCCGGGGGGTTATATACTGTAGTCATAATAATCTAGTAAGAGAATGAGGTGTGTACGAATTGAAATATGCTGTATATGTACGTGTATCCACTGATAAAGACGAGCAAGTTTCGTCGATTCAAAATCAGATTGAAATCTGTAGATATTGGATTGAAAAAAACGGATTCGAGTGGGATGAAAATTCAATTTATAAAGACGAAGCTGTATCTGGAACGGCATGGTTAGAAAGACATGCGATGCAGTTGATTTTAGAGAAGGTTCGAAGAAAAGAATTAGATACGGTTGTTTTTAAGTCTATCCACCGGTTAGGGCGGGATTTAAGAGATGCGTTAGAAATTAAGGAGATACTTTTAGGACACGGTGTTCGTTTAGTGACAATTGAAGAAGGTTACGACAGTTATTATGAGGGGAAAAACGACTTGAAATTTGAGATGTATGCCATGTTTGCATCACAATTACCTAAAACAGTATCAGTATCCGTATCAGCGGCGTTAGCTGCTAAAGTAAGAAGAGGTGAGTATACTGGGGGTATAGTGCCATATGGCTATAAAATTGTAGATCAAAAATATACGATTAATGAGGACGAAGCTGAACTTGTTAAGAAGATGTACGAATTATACGACAATGGATTAGGTTATATGAAGATTGCAGACGCAATAAACGATATGGGGGTACCATCAAGAACTGGAAAGTTGTGGGCCTATCCAAGTATACGGGCGATAATTACAAATGCTGCATATAAAGGTGATTATATAATGCAGAAGTATGCCGAAGTAAAAGTAGACGGAAGAAAAAAGATGATTATAAATCCTAAAGAAAAATGGGTAGTATTTGAAAATCATCATCCGGCTATAATTACGCGGGATCTATGGGATAAAGTAAATAATCCAAAAACAGATAAAAAAACAAAACGTCGTGTAGCGATAAATAACGAATTAAGAGGGCTAGCCTGTTGTGCTCATTGTGGGACACCATTAGCCTTACAACAAAGAATGTATAAAAACAAAGAAGGAGAGACACGTTATTATTGTTATTTGATATGTGGTAGGTATAAGAGAATGGGGGCGCGTGGATGTGTCAAACACTCAGGACTACAATATAGTGATTTACGCTTGTTTGTACTACAAAAATTAAAAGAAAAAGAAAATGACTTAGAAAAGGTATTTAACTTAAATGATACAGATAAACATCAAGAAAAACAGAAGAAATTAAGAAAAGAAAAGAAAGAACTAGAGATAAAAAGGGAACGCTTATTAGATTTGTATTTAGACGGTGGACCAATTGATAAAGAAACCTTTACTAAACGAGATAAAAACTTTGAAAAAATCATAAAAGAAAAAGAGTTAGAAATATTAAAATTAGATGATGTTAAGGCCTTGGTAGTAGAGCAGCAGAAAGTTAAAGAAGCGTTCGAATTGCTGGAGGAGTCCAAAGACCTATATTCAACTTTTAAAAAATTGATTACAAGAATAGAAGTAAATCAAGATGGTGTGATAAACATCGTATATAGATTTGAAGAATAA